CAAGCTGCTCTTGTAGCTTAAAGAATGTTGAAAGCTGAGTAACGATGTCTGCCATGACTTGGGTTTCGTCAACGGCAACGTAGGCTTCCTTCTTTTTCGCCACAGGCTTGGGGCTTGCGTCGGGCGTTGTTCCGAAGAGCTTTGCCCAGAATCCTCTGACTGCTTTGACATCTGAAGCAACTTCATCAACCGTTTTCTTGATCTCCATGAAAGACGTTTTAGCGTCTTTATAGAGTTTGCACCCCTGCTTAATAGCGGCAACGCAAGCGTTAGCGGCAAAGAGGATGCTGAGAGGATCCACATCCTAGTTAGGTCTGTGGAGTTTGAGTGTCGGTTGACTCAGACTCTGTTGTCTCAGGAGTAGACAAATCAGGGAAAATGCCATCTGCTGAAAACTGACCAGTCTCAGCTTTGTAATGCCACCCTGATTGAACCTCGTCAGGACAGTAGAAAATGTTTTTCAACAGGTCAGGATGAAAACATTGTTGAATAGAAAAACCATCAACTGGTTTGACAATCTCTGCAACTGTGTTGCCTTGAATTCGTGCGTATGCCATTTTTACCACTCCACAATAACCATGCCAGAACCTGCGGGAATAGTAGAGGATGAGCTTGCGCCACCGCCGGGGTATCCACCACTACCAGCACTATTCCCACTGCCACCACCTCCATTTATCCCGCCAGAGAATGGCCCACCACCACCACCAGTGCCAATAAAATCTATAGAAAATGCTGGCATTCCAGACGTTGGTTGGACTGGCGCTCCGCTACTTGTGATACCACCACCACCTGAGCCAAAAATACCGTTGCCCCCTGAGGTGGTGCCGGTGCCACCTGAGCCGCCACCTGATGCACCACTTCTTCCACCCTCACCACCAGAAACAGCGCCATTCCCGCCATTACCAAAAAGAGATGCAACACCACCTCCAGCAACCGCGTAATAACCAGAACCTCCAGTGTTATTTATGTCGCCACCTACACCGGCGCCTCCAGCCGTTGTTCCACTACTGTTTGAACCACCACCTGTTGCAGAGCAGTATGACCCAAAAGATGAAGTCCCACCAGTTGAACTAGGGCCAGTTCCACCGCCGCCAACGGTTACAGCGACAGACGAGACCCCTGTCAAATCGTATATGGCACGCATTGTGAAGCCGCCGCCGCCGCCTCCTTGACCGCCGCCGCCGCCAAAGCAACGAGCGCGAACATTTGCAACGCCGGGCGGCACAGTCCAAGTCCCAGAGGAGCTAAAAATTCGTACTTGCCCGGTGCCAAACACTCCACTTAGTGGGTTGAAGGCGGTAGATTGAATAGGAATAGCCATTATGAATTTCCTTGTAAATTAACGCTTCTGCCGTTGAAGGTTCCCTTGAGTCCATTCACAGCACCGCCTGTGGTGTCAAATGCTCCAGCCGCAGTGCCTGTGTATGATGCGCCCAACAAAACCTGACCGTTGGTAGCTAATTGTCCAGTGGAGCCTGCTGTTGCATTTGTTATAGCAACTCCAGCAAAAGTACCTGCGATATTAGAGGAAGTCGTTGCTGGCACAACTGGAACAGGCGCTGAAGGGGTTGTGCCTGCGGTTATGTTGTATACCGAAGAATAACTATTCCCATTGACAATCATGTATACAGGAAAATTGGCAGAATTGTTTCTAAAGGTAATAAGACAATTATTGCCGACAAGAGGAGTAACTCGCGGCATACCATTTAACATGGGACCAGCAGTTGTTATGTTATACGCGCTATTAGAGAAGAGCCCGCTCCCTAAATTATAACTTCCCCCTTGTTGGTAAGGCACTTGTTGCCCTTGACTCCAAGTCCCTTGCGCCGCCATAACACCAATACCAAGATTACCTGAATCGTAAGACGTTGCAAAAACTACATTTCCGTTGCCTGTCAATCCTATGCCCATCATAGGATTAGAGGTTGGGTTGTTTGTCGAACCTACAGGCCAACTGGTCAATGACCCTGTATAAGTAATATCACCCGCCCCAGCATCAGTCATCATTGCATAGGCCGGATATCCACTATTGACAATAGTAATAACATACATCCCAGACTGCGTTGCAACCATTTGCGGACTTTGAACATAATTACCCATAGAAAAAGTAAAAGCACTGCCGGGCGACCATGAACTTGTGCCTGTTGGTGTAAATGAACGGAAGTTTCCTGTACCACTACCAAAATAACTAATAGCAAAACCACCCCAAGAATTCCCTGCTATAGCCATACCGTTTGGAGTTCCTGCAACCCCATACGAATATATATTTGTTAGAACAGAGTTATAAACTCTTACGGCGGCGTTAGTTCCGTCGTTGCTAAAGAAAATAGCAAAATTATTGTTCAACAACCCACATATATCGAAATTGTATTGAAGTTGAAAAGTCTGTGATGAGGTAACTGTTGTGGTGGCAGTTAATTCATAAGCAGACGAATAAACTTGTAAAGTATATGCTGTTGTGGCGGAAGAAGCGGCAAACATTACAACAAAACCGCCGCCAGATAAAGCGGCTACCTTTACACCATAAACAACTGCTGAAGCACTACTAGTAGTTGAAACAGCAATAGTAGATAACACAACACCTGTTGAAGAGAGGACTTTTGCCGTTACATTCCGATTAGAAGAATTCCTATACGCAACGACCGCATTTCCATTTGGTAAAGAACAGCTTGCAATAGAATCAACAATAAAAGAATCAAGAGCAGCAGGCGCAATCACCGTTGTTGGGGTGTTAGTTACTACCGTTGAAGACGATACAGTTGAGTAATATGCTGGGCCAATTGGAGTTACCCCGTTCGGAGCTATAGCCCCAGTGGGTTGCCCAGTAACCAAAGTAGGAGCGCCTGCTACTGAGAGGACTGGAACAATCAAATAAGTTGATGTACTTATTTTGGCACAAATTTGTTGTACAGGTTGCTGTGAATGGGTTGCATAATTCCAATATGCAAAAACAGAGCCACTTGATTCAAGCAAAGTGATTCGCGTTCCTAGGCTTGCGTACCCGCCCGGTATCTGCAACGGAATTGCTCCAGTGGAATTACTGCCACTAATACAAACGCCAGATGAGTCATAGAACGCATACTGCATATTGCCAAACCCATCAGCAAAAAACAACATTAAATTGTTTCCAGTAATGCCAAGAACACCAATATAGTAACCACCATAAGAAAATTTGGAAAAAAGATTGGCGTTAGGAATGCCAATTATTTCCGAGCCTAATGTATTGCCTGTTGGCAAAAATCGGAGCGCTGGGGTGCTGTTGCTACTAGTGGTGTTGTAATAGGCAAAAACAATAGTTGTGCCATTTGACAATACAGAGGCATCTGCGCCTGATTGATAAGCTGCGCTATTTACGGCAAAACTAGTTGATGAGACAATTGTTGTCCCAGTTGAACTGTAAATAGCATAATTTATTGCGGTTGAACTAGTGTAATCAACACAACATACAGAGCTATCACTTCTTGAAACAAAACCAAAAGACCTTTGATTTGAAACCGATGTAAATGCTGTGATTGCGGCATATGCACCAACGCCAGTAGAACTGTAAGCCCTAATAAAAATAACTGAACTAGCATTTTTTATGGCAATTGCAAAACCACCATTAGCAAGACTGGTCATTTCAATAGGAACTGCACCACTACCACCTGTGGACAAACTAGTATCCTGTGTAGCCGCTGTTACAACGCTTCCTGTATTGCTGTAAATTGCATAATTTGCACGGTTTGTTGAGCCGCCAGCATTATTTATCCAACCCACAGCAAAACCACCACCAGTTAAGGCAACAACACTTATTGCCGCATAATCTAGAGTAAATGTTGCTGATATAAGTGTTGAGCTTACTACTACAGTGCCGCTGGGACTAATAATCCTGAAATAAGGACATTGCACATTTGCAGAAGCATTTGCATGGTTAGCCCAAACTTGAACAATATTTCCATTAGTTAGAACAGCGGCAAATCTTCGAGCCGAGCCACCAGAAATACCGGTTTGCATCTGTGCATATGAAAACGCAGGGTAAAGACTTCCACCTTCTCCATATGGGTTGTAAGGCGCTGAATTTGCAAAACTAAAATTTACTGAACTTGGCGCTGTCAAGTTAGCTGGACTCTTGTAGTCGCCATTCTGGAAGAACACAGGGTCACCAGCACTGAATCCAGTGGATGAGTAAACCTCAGTGACGTTTGTCGTGCCTGAGTTGTTGGGGAGCTGTTGAATAGAACGTGACATTTTTTACCCTTCGTATCCATAGACATTGACGCTCACACCTGCAACGCTGGCATAAGCAACTACCAATTTACCAGACGTGGCAACGATGCCACCGCGCTCCAAAACACTGTTTGGAGGAACCACAGTCTCAAACTCCAAGTATTCAGCCGCTGTTGGTGTTGATGCTGTGGCAATTGCCAAATTCACCGCCACAGGAAAGCCGCTTGTGTTATTGATTGAAACATTAAACACAGATGGAGTGGCGGCAACTGTATAAACAGTAGTGTTTGTTGCCGCCGCAAGTGATGCCTGACCTAGCGTGCCTGATGCCATGTTCGTTCCTTAAAATTGAGCCATGTAATAAACTTTTGCCGTCGATGGCCCTGTCACTGGAGCCGCCGCGCTTACCCATCCAGAGCCCGTTGATGTTAGCAAATTACCCGCAGTTCCTGCTGATGTTAACCCAGTACCGCCATTTGCTGCTGGAAGAATTGAACTATTTGTGGCTACTAGCGTTGTTCCATCAGCGTAGATAGAACGGCTAGATGGGTAGGTTACAAATACATCTTTTGTGCCAGCAGTAAAATTGACCAAGCTACCGCCATTACTAGAAGACAGTACAGTTGTGCGGGAGAGCGTAGTGCCAGATGATGTGTATGTACCAATACCCACTTCCCACTCATTCCCTGTTTGGGATGCAATGGTGTAATAGGTCGTATTGGCATTACCAACTGCCGCAAAAGATTGAAACCCTGTGGCTGCGCCAAGCAGAGTCACCGTCCCTGTACCAGTTGTGGTAGCGGTCTCCTTTACGCGGTCTGCAAGAACTAAAGCCATATGTATCCTTATTCTGTCTCAACTAAAATCCAGTTGGATGTTTGAGCGGTATTGACCAAAATCCAGTAAACGGGGAAAACAGTTCCGACATTCCCCCTCGCCTGAACTCCAGACAAAGGAAACAATCTTAAAATGTCAATGTTTCCAACATTTCCTGTCGCTGAAACTCCTGTTATCGGGAAAAGCCTTACGTAAGGCGTTGTGTTAACAGCCCCGGATGCAGCCACGCCTGTTATGGCAACCGTGGTAGTCGGAACAACTATGCCAACTAAACCTGTTGCTGAATCGGTAGACAGCCCATCACTCTTTACGAAAGCTACCGAACCAACAAAACCTGAAGCTACAACCCCTGACAACCCAAATGACGCATCCCCAAAAGAAACAGTCCCAACCGCTCCGTCCGCAGATACCCCCGTCAGAGGAGTAGATGTTAACTGCTGACTAAGCGCAGAGAACGGGGTTTCTGCAAATGCGGATATGCCAAACATTACGGCCTATACCGTTCAAGTTGTTGCTAAGCGAATCAGGGCTGCGGATGTTGTGTTTGCAGGCATTGTTAACGAAAACGAACCAGCCGTAACAGTCTGCGTACCAAACGTGTGAACGCTGATAGCCTTGTTACTCTGAGTCGCGTTGTACAACAACACGCAATCAAACGCAGTTGCCAAAGTCACTGTTGTGAAGGTCAAGTTAGCCGAAGGGGTCCAGTACGCCACACCAGCAGTCGTTGAAGTGTTGGTTGAGGCTGGCGCTGTTGCATTTGTTACCGTTATGCCGCCAGCAGTATAGTTAGTGCCGCTCACTTCGCCCGATGTTGTGTAAGCAGTGGTTGCCGCATTAATTGTTGCTGTTGTCAAATACAAAGCCGCTTTAAGCGTGTCTGTAGTTGGTGAAGTTAGGCTGGTACGTGAGACAAGCGTTGCAGTGCCAAGTTGGTGTTCGCCAACCATAAGCTCTCTCATAAACGAAGTACACATTGATTGGGTGTTTGCCATGATATTTCCTTAAAAAGATGCTATTGAGCTAGTGAGCGTTGCGGTTTTCTTTAACTGAACATGCGCCGAGCGGTGGACAAGTTCGCCATCTAACCAATACTCAACCCAAGTTGTGTACTCGTTGTCATTATCAACGAAACCCTCTTTTTTCTCAAGTAGAGAGTCGTCCATGTCGCCTTTGGTTGTGGTTACAAGTGCCATGTTTTTTCCTTTAAACAAGTCTAATGAGTGCCGATGTGCTGGTGTCAGCAGGCATTGCCACGATGAAAGTTGAAGTGGATGTTTTGTCGTTACCAAAATCCAAAACACAAACAGCGCCATCGTCACCGGGCGTATAGATCAAAGCCCCACGAGCAGTGATTGCTCCAGTCCATGCTGGGGCTGTGAATGTTACGTATGACACGCTACCGGATGCTGTAGTTTGTGAAGAAACTGTAGCCGTCACAACCTGACCCCCAGCAACGTAATTTCCACCAGATGCTTCGCCAGTTGTTGTGTATGCCGAAGTGGTCTGATCTAGTGTGGCGTTATTGGTGTACAAAGCAAGATAGAACGTATCGGACGTAAAGTTAATCGTGCCGTTCATCAAGCCAGCACGTAACGTATTGCAGGAGAAGTTACCGGTGAACGCCATTACGTAACCGCCTGTCTATACTGACCAGAGCGATAAGCGTCTTGACGCTCCATGCCGTCGCCCAGACGTTTAGCCATAGCAAGTGCTTCTTTGTACTTGCCGTCGTATAAACCAATGATGTCCGGCTCACCCTTCATAAAGGTGTACGCCTCAACCAGTGAGCCATACAACAATACAGAGTCAAAGTTGTCACCCAGCCAAGTTGTAGTTGCTGTAGTGATTGACTCGGGGTAATAGTAGTAATGCAACTCTACGTAATACGTGGAATCAGGTGTTGGCCCAAGAATAAGAGACAACTCGGTTGTAATGGATAAATTAATAAGTGTTGGGCCAAACAAAGCGTAATATTTTGGCACGCCTGTGTCATTCGGGCTTGGGTACGCCTGACGGATAAAATTCACATCCTTATTGAGTAAATACTCAAACGTGCCTGTATCCAAGTTTCCGCCAGTTACACCTGTTACCAATGCCAAAGAATAAACAGACAAGAAGTCATTTGGTAAAGATACGTACTTGTTGTTTGCTGTAATTGCGGTGTATTGGTTCTTGCGCAATGACGGGAACTGCACTGAGTTGTATATACGTTGTTCAGCCTGCGTAATGAAAGTATTGATCTGCGTGGTTGCAGATACAGTACTCCCGTTCGCAAGGTATACATCGGGGAACTGGTTCTCCGTGTATGTCTGAATCGTGTTATACAACTCGGTGTAATTCATGCCATTGGGCCTCGTGCCATCAGACCTTTAGTAGCCGCGCCAGTGCCACGAACTTTAATACCACTGGTTTTAACCTGCTCATCGCCAGCAGCTTTGCTGATGTTGCCAACGCTCATGTTGACCGTGTCAGCTTTGCTGCGGTTTGGCATAGAACCCGGAGTGGAAGAAATACCCACAGCCTTACCAGACATAGTGTGTGGTTGTGCATAGACGCTGGCACCGCCAACTTCTTTACCGTCTCGTTTCATGCTGAATTTAGCCATTATTTGCCTCGCTGATTTGCAACTTTAGCCATATTACGGCCCATACTCAGCATCATCTCATTGGTCTTGCCGCCTTTGGCTAGTTTAGTCATAGGCTTGCCGGGATGAAGCTTTTTCTCATGCTTGTGCACTGCGCCAGCAATCATCTTTTTGTCCTGCTTTAAATCTTTCTTGTCCATGATTAACTCCTAAGTTACGCTTACCGTTACTGTACCAAGTTCTACAGCTAAAACCAAGTTATTTGGCGTTAGCCCCGCGTCATTTGCCTGAGATCCACCAACAGGGTTCCAACCCCACTGAAAGATCCGACTACCGCCCCCGTTGAAACCATCCTCCAGCAAGCCAGATACTTGGTAACTCAAGTCAGGACGCGGGTCGCGCACCCCTTGCGGGTCATCCACTGGGTACATACCCAACTGCAACTGCGGCTGATCTGGATCCCAGCACTGAGGGCACACTTTTAAGTCATAGACTTTTGTCTTGACCACCAGCTTTTTAAGCGCCGTAAGCTTGTACCTGAAGCCGCACCGGTCGCACTCGGCAATCGAGTTTTTGCCACTGGCAAACCGGTTCCCCATTATCCGCCTCCAATGAACATCTGCCTAGGCACAAGACGCAGCGCGGCGCGTTCCTGATCCTCGTCAGCCGCTGTCATCCATGCCTCGTCATACTGCTGTTTCAGTATCCCAAGGCGTTCCATACCGCCGGGCACCTTAAGCGCAATGTAATAGGCTAATCCAGCCACCATACAAGGCACAAAACGGAAGGGAACATCCATCACATTGACACCGCTACCGGCATCTTGGACGCGACGCATACGCCAGTAGACAAATTGATATGTCTGGGAGCCGTCCGGCGTAGGCCACATGGTCACGCGGGGTACGTTGTTGATATAAATCTTGGCATTCGCACTTGCGGTGTGTGCCGCAGCCGTTGTTCCGTTCTGTCCACGGAAACAATTGCTCAAAGTATTACCATCAATGTAGTTGTAGAAGATGGTTTCGCTGTCAAGGTTGATGTACCCAATGGCAGGAAGCCCAACCACGCTGGACAATACGATGGACGTGTCTGTTGCGTTGATACTGGTTGCCAAAACCGCCGTTGTTGGCATGATTTGGCCATCCAACCGCTGATACCAGACCTGAATTGGTCTCGCTTGGGTCAACTTGTTTGGTAGGGTGGCGTATGTAGAAACGCTGATGCGAGTAATTGTTAAATCGGCTTGGGTTGCCGCTACGTTTGCCTGTGTTCGGATGACGTGATCGAGCAAATCGACGGTATCTGTGGGGATTGTATAGGTGTTCAAGCCTTGAGTTAGGGTGATCGTGCCCTGCTCGAACGTCCACATATTGATACCGCGATTTGCCCAGTCAGCAAACAACAAATTCAGCGACCGGCGAGCCGTTTTAAGGTCATAACCTGTACGCAACTCTGAACCAGCACGCTCAAAAGCCTCCTCCACCAGTTCGGTGAGGTCTAAATTAAAGCCTGCTGCCCCAGAGGTTGTTGCCATTAAATTGTCTCCGCAGTCTCATACGCTTTTAAAAGCGCTTTTAACCGTTCAATTTCCTTGTCTCTCTCTTCCAGCTTGCGCATAAGGCTGTCATTCATATCAGCCCACATCACAATTTGTTCCATGCGTTGCTTATGATCCCTATGCATGATCTCAAACATGCGCTCAGACATCTCAATTTGCTTTTGGATGAAAGTAACCATTATCTAAATCCTGCCGTTTTCTTTGCCACTTTGGGTGGCTGTTTTACGAACTGCTTCCCTTTAGCTTTGCCAGCACGTTTTGCGCGTGTTGTTGCAGCGTACTCAGAAGGGCTAAGAGCTTTAATTGCAGCTTCAGGGAGGTATCTTTCACCTGTGTCAGAAGATTTTTTACCACTTTTGGTTCTCCATTTTTGGTCACCCCAGTTTTTAAGGGAGGTCTGCGGCGCTTTCAATCTTTGTATCCCCCGCCAGCAGCCTTGTACTTCTTGGCTACCAACTGAGCTTTCCTTGCTGACCACTGCCCTGCGCCCGTGCCATGAGTTGCCGCTGCTTTGACCTGAGACACAATCTTCTTACGAAGGCTTGGTTTCGTGTAGTTACCAGCGGCGTTAACACTCCCACCCTCTTTGTACTGGGTAAAGTCAGTATCATCCCTGCGTGGCTTTTTCACGCCTTTGGGCATTTTTGAGGGGTTGATATCCCCCATACCACGTGAGGGTCTCATGGGTTTAGCAGGTTTTGCCGCCGGACTTCATGGTAACCATCTTGCCTTTGGTTTTGCCTTTGACAGCAACACCGTCTTTGCTGGGAGCAGCAGTTTTAACTTTGCCCATTGATGTCATGCCGCCAGAAGCCATCTTCTTCATTGGCATTTCTTTTTTGCCTTTTGCCATCTCTTTTTTCTTGGCAATCATTTCCATGAAAGGGTTTGCTTTAGCCATATCACCACCTCTTTTAAAAGTTTTGCCTTTATCGGCGTTTGAAAAATCCTTGCCCACAGACTGCGGGACTCCCACCTTCTTGGCAAACGATGGGTTGTGGGCCACCGCTTCCATAAAATTGTGTTGCTTCTTACTCGTGCTCGGCATCGTCGTCTTTCTTTTTACGGAACAAAGTAGAAAACTCTTTGCCTGTAGCCATTTCGTAGATGCGCATGACACCCACTACTGCACCGATCAAGCCAAATATTGGCGTAAGTAAATTTAAAAATGTACCGAGTGTCGTAAACACTGCTACGACGTCTAACATGTTTTTTACGGTGTCTGTTTGTTCGGTCATATCAGCACTTCCAAGCCCGAAGGCTTTTGTTAATCCTCGAATTTGGATCCTTGGCGGTTTTTTCGCTCGTCAATTTCTTCTTCATGCCTTCCATACGGGCGCAGAAGGAGTCGCGGCGTTTGCCGCCCTCGGGTTGAGGAGCTTTCAAACCCGGCTTCCCCGGATTCGCTTTGTTGTAGGAAGCCCGACCTTTGGCGTTCAAGCCGCCTTTCTCGGATTTCCCTTCCTTGCGCGTCCATGCTGGCGTCTTAGCCATAAAATGTCGTCACTTTAGCTGCATTGGGGGCCGTGCCGGGTAGCGTTACATGAATGTCTGTCGCGAACAAAATGCCTTCGCCGGGAATGAGCAATGAAACGGGTTGTGTACCTGTACCAATATTAAATTGCAAGCGAATCGTGCCAGAAGCACCCCCGTCTCGAAAAATAATATCCCCCGCTGTTCCACCAGAAATGCAATGATATGCCTTGAGGCGGTTGCGCCCCGATACTACTGTACCTGTCGCTTCTACGTGCGCGGCTTTTACGTCTGTCTGCATCATAATTAATCTCCTGTTATTAGGGGGCCGAAGCCCCCTTGATTAATTAGACTTGGCTTGGGTTTGCAGCGCCGCTAGAGTCTTTGACGACGTACACGCATGTAATCGTGGCAGCGCCGCCGCTGGCTGTACCGGCGCAAGCGTAGACTGCTTGGATAACCAAATCAGATGTGCCAACATTCAAATATGTACCAATCTGTGCGCCTGTAACAGCTACAGTTGCGCGACCTACAGACAAAGGTGTAGTTGTAGCGCCACCAACGGTAGCCAAAGAGTTACCAGCGGCGGTTTGAATAGTGATGGTGTTACCAGTCGTACCAGCGTAAGCAGTGGTAATGTCTACAAAAAATTCTATAATTTGTGCGCCAGCAGGCAAGACAAATTCTGTGGTAGCCGTGGTGTCGTTAACAGTGGTCAAACCTGTCTGGCTTACAACAGTTGCGCCCATGTTACGGATAGTGCCAGCAGTAGTACCGGTTGTGTTTTTAACAGTGCCCAACAACCAAGGGCCTAGGTGAGTTGCGAATCCCATGTTTAATTCTCCATGCGTTGTAGCGTATCAATCTGCATGAGGTCAGCCGGGACTGTTTGATACGCCGGGTTTCCCGGAATACGTTCAATATACACGATCTGTGTAGAATGTCAACATGCCGTACAAAGATCCACTAAAAAAGAAAGAAAAGCAAAAGGGCTACTCCAAGAAGCACTACGATGGAAACGTGAATAAGGTTAAAGCCACAACCAAGAAAACAAAGGGCTGCTTCAAACAAAAGTGGAAGGATTTCAAGGACACGTTATCTTGCCTTGAATGTGGGACTAACCACCCAGCAACTTTAGATTTTCACCATATAGACCCCGAGATGAAGAACGCCAGCGTACATAAACTTGTACAAGCCAAGAGCTATAAAAAGGCGTTGGAAGAAGTTGCGCAGTGCATAGTGCTGTGTTCAAACTGCCATAGGGTTTTCCACCACAACGAGCGTCAAAAAATAAAAATGGGGGCCGAAGCCCCCACCAAGTTACAGGAAGTGTAACTTCCGTTCAAGCTTAAATGCGGGTAATTACGTATGAGGTGACAGTTGGAGCTTCGTCTTCTGACTCTTCGTCTTCTGACTCTTCGTCTTCTGACTCTTCGTCTTCAACGTACTCAACCCAGTCATCAGACTCTTCGTCGTAGACATACCAAACATCTGCCTCTTCGTCGTACCAATACCACGCGTCAGTATCTTCGTCGTAAACGTACTCTTCGTCTTCCTCTGCGTCAAACTCAATGCCTGCGTCGTCAAATTGATTGGCAATGAACTCGGGGGTAACGTCATAGTCAACCGCCCAGCCGTATTCTTTTTGAAAATCAATGAACTCTTGAATGATCTGCACTTTCTCAAAATCGCTGGTCTCAATGGTCAAAATTTCATCTTCCACAAAATCCCAGTCGGCAATGTTGATCTGAACCTTGTACATAAAAAACTCCTTTAATTTGATGCAGCCCCATGCCGCAAAACAATCCTACGGAGTCTCTATGACTATTGCAAGGCTAATAAAAAAGGGCCCCTTTTGGGGGCCCCCATCTGGTTATTTAAAACCAAATTATCAGGTCGTACCGGGTGAGCCAAAAGCTCCCAATGGATCAGACCAGCCGAATGAATAACGCTCACGAGCCTTGTAACGTACGTTACCAGTATCGAAGTCGCCGTCCATTTTGTTCTCCAGAGGCATACGCTCAAAGTGCTTCAAGCCATTGGGAACGTCGGTCATCAAGAACCAGCCGTTGCTGTCTGTCAAGAAGTGATTGACAGTGTAGCCTTCGGGGATTGAGCCGTTGTTCTTCAACGCGTTGATGTCGTTGTCGGTAGTGCCAACACGGAGGTTGGTTTCCAACAGGCGGGTAGCCACGAACATCAGAGCAGGAGGAATAATCAACTTACGGGGCTTTGCTGCAATCAACAGGCCACGCTCATCAGTCCATGCGGCGATTTGAATAACTGCATTTTCCAATGAAGTTTCGTTCAAGTCAGCGTTGGTAGTTGGGCGATTGCTGTTGGTGCCACCAGAAACCAAGGGGTGAGCTGTGCTGAACAAAGCAACACCGTCGCCACCTGTGTAGGCGCTAGAGAAGCCGTTGTTCAAAACAGAAGCTGCCTTGACTTGTTTGGTGTATGCCATAGCACGGGCCAAAGCTTTGGTGTAGCGAGCAGACAAGCTGTCGTACAAGTTATCTTCAATCGCTTCTTCAGTGATTGAGAAACCCAAAGCAATAGTTTCGTGGTTGTAGCGCGCTGTGAACGCTTCTTGCGCATTGTCATAAGCAATGGCAGAACCTTCGTTCTTGACGGGAGCAGCGGAGAAACCAGCAAGCTTGGTCTCTTCTTCAAAGCTACGCTCTGATTTCTCAGTTTCGTAGATTTCTTTATGCTCTTCGCCGTAGCGGGAGTACTCCATACCAAACAAGGCATTCAAGCCGGGTAAGAGTTCTTTAAGTAGTTGTGCACGTGAAATAGCCATTTAAGTAACTCCTTATGCGCCAGTGGCAGAGTAGTAACCATGCAAACCTTGGTTCATTTTTACCAAGATTTCAGGATACTGGGTGAAAACCACAGTCGATGTGTAAACACCAGAATTCAATGTGAATGTGGCGGCTTGGTTCAGCACAACAGAAGTTGCGCCTGCTGCGGCTGCGGTATCAACAAAAGAACCCGTGGAGGCGAGTTGACCGTTTGTGGTCAATACAGCAACGTCTGTACCAACTGGCAATGCAAAAGGCAAAGCACTCACGGTCAAGGTAGTTGTACCTGTACTGTAAGTAGCTGTACCCAGCGGAACTGCTGTGTCAGTCACAACACCAACCATACGCAAAGGCAAAGTGGTGGTAACAGGAGTGTCAACAGGAGCCAAAACTGCGTTAGCAGAATTGCCAGTGTTTGCACTGCCTGTGTTGTTGATGGCTGACAGGTTAGTGCCAATCATCGCCAAAGCACCAGATGCAATGGTAGTACCAGAAGAACACACAACCGCTTTAAACACAGCATCAGGATCATCCGATATGTAGGCTTGGCAATCACCGGCTGCGGTGCTTGCTGGCCAGTATTGGCTGAACTGCTTTTGCTTAGTTACAGGGTTAGTGAATGTGCAACCCAAGAAAATACCAACCGTCTGATTTAACGTAGTGCCGGTAGTAACTGAGGCGCGTGTGGCAAAGCCACGGGATAGAACAACGAAATCACCATAGAAGATGTCGGTTGAGTAACCGTATTGGATGGGGTACATGCGGGTGGAACCTGCAAATACTTGACCGCCAATCAAATTCAATGGTTTTAGCCCGTAAGGGGCGTCAACTACTGGATAAGCCATTTAAGGACTCCTTTATTTAGAACCTGTACCAAATCCGCTTCCGCGACTGGATGAAGACTTGCGGTCAGCAAACAGCGGCATACGCGGGTCATTGTTTCTCATGAAGTGGTTGTCCACTGAATCCATCTGGTTCTGCGCTTGCGTGTCGTAATACTCTCTCATGGCAGCGAGTTTTTCGGTAGGAATTTTGCAAAGCATCAATCCACCAATTTCCACATTACCGTTTGCATTACCTTCAAGCATCAGTTCTGGATGGTCTACTGCCTTCACTGGAACCCAGCCATCCCGCATCTTGCTAGATACATTGGTTGGCATTGATTGCCCCAAAACGTGAGTCGCTATATAGCGATACTCCCATCCGGGCTCAGGGGTAGGATCGGGCAGTGCACTCGATGGTTTATATACATATCGAGTTGTTTTTTCGCGTGACACATTGTCACGGGGGTTACGGTTTTCAGCCATTTTGATTCTCCAATTTTAAAACTTCAGCAACATATTTCTTAGGGTCAAGGTTGTACTTTTTAATTAACGCAGCCTGTGACGGCGTTAATTGCACTTTCCTTGTTCCTGTAGAACGAGTTGCCGGAGCAACTACTGCTGCCGGTTTTCTACTGGAAGTATCAACCGACCTTGGCCTGTCTTCGTTTCCACCGAAAACTTCAGGGAACTTCGACTTCACGCGAGCATCAATTTGCTCGAAATATTCATCGTGGCGGGGATCAACCCCGGAGTTGACTAGTTTTTGATGCAGCCCTAGTGCAAAGCTGGTGACTTCTTCAAACCCATCAGAACCGAACCACTGGTTTTTTGCCTGCCAGCGCAGGGTTTTTTCGTCCGGTTGAACAGATTGGGTCTGTTGTTGTCGCGGTTGTACCGCACTTTCTTCTGTTTGTAAAGGGGGTGGACGAAAATTTTGTGCCTGTTGTAATCTTGCCTTAGCATCAAACAACGCTTCCTGAGCCGCAAGGATAGCATCGGTGTCAAACGACTCCTGCGCCGCCTTGTACTCTCGACGAGCTTTATCCATTTCCGCCTCGGCAGCGGTCTTGGCCATAACACCATATTGCTGAGTGCCGTTGTTGACGTACTGTTTAAGCTTATTGTTTTCGTCGACGTAATGCTGTGCAAGACGCTCAAGTTCTTGTTTTTCCCTCAAAAGGGCTTCTTTGGCACGGCGCTCATCGTGACGCGCATGGGTCAACTCCTTGATGCGGTCTTGTGCCCCTCTTGTATAGGACTCAATCTCTTCATCAGTGGGGTCTTCCACCTCTCTGTCCAATGGCCTACGACCACGGTCTTGTATAGGTGTATCGTCAACAATCTCAATTTCGACATCATCTTCAGGTTGTTGTATCTCAACCTTCTGGTTCTTGCCGTCCTCAAGTTCGTCGGGGAACTTGTATTGTTCTGCCATTTCTGCTCCTTTAAGCGCGGGTTAGCCCACGAGGGTCTTGCACAACAGCGTCCACTTGGTCATCATTGATGAGCCGGAACTCTTTTCCAAATATCTTGAATCGCGTACCGGAATAGGTACGAACAAGGACGAAGTCGCCCTCTTTGCACCAAGCGCCTGTGGGGAATTTGGTCTGATCTTTATACGCATCAGGGCCGACTTTCATCACAAACAACACGGTGGTTGCGCTTTCTTCTTGACGCATACTGCTTGTATCGCGCACAAGATCAAGCTCAGTGCCATCAATCTTTTCAGAGACTGGGGGCACAGCACACAAGATTCGCCAACCCGAGGGTTCTGGCAACATGGTGGCTTTTTCTTCGTCTGTAGCGTCTTGCGCTGGCGCATCGACGGGTTGGATTACATCAGGCAGGGCGTACTGCCCCGGTTCTAAAACAAGTTCACTCATCTGTTTCTTCTACTTTCTTTGCAAGGTCAAGTAAGTGGCGCTCTGCGATAGCTAGACCCTGAATAACACCGCAAAGTTTTTGGTACTCGTCAAAATTGCGACATGCCCCACCAGCGCAGTCGTCTGCGTAGTTGTTCATATCGAGGCGTAATTTTTCGCGCAATACGCGTGCGAAGTCTTGAATCATTTAGTTGGCCTCTCCTTTTGTTGTTGGTTCTGTGTGGCTTGTCTAACCAAGTCCATACCCATTTGCTGACGTTGCCGTTGCAACGCCCCAGCTTGAGACATTGCGCTGTTCTGCTCTGACTTTTTCTGCTGTTTAAGCTGGCCGGTTTTGGCCAATGCATCAATCTGAAGCTTCTTGTTGTTTTGTTTGGCTTGCTCCATCTTGGCCATTGCGTCCATCTGCAAGCGCTGTTGCTCAAGCTGCAATTTGCCTTGGACTTCTTGGCCTTTTATCTGCACCTCTTGCTGGCGCAACTGCAACTCTTGTTGCTGCATCTGGAGCACGGGGTCTTGCGCTTGCTGTTGAGCTTGTTGCTGTGCAGCCTGTGCTTGGTTCTGTTGAAGCACTTGGGCCGCGGCTTGCGCCATCATGGATGACAACGCCATCTCAACTTCAGGAGACATCTTCTCGCCCTCGGGAGGCAGAGGCATACCCATCTGTTGTTCAATCTTCTGACGGTAAGCAAACCCTACGTGCTCGGCAACGTGCGCCATCACTGCGCCTTGGATTTGCTGCGCCTTGGGGTTTTGCCCAATCAACTGCATGACGATGGGGTCTTGCATAGCCATCATATGAACTTTTATATGGGACTCGTGATCTTGATAGAAGAAAGCTTTTAACGGCTCTAAGCGCAGTGCAGCCATGTTCTCAGACACGGGGTCTTTCGGCTTCTGGTCGTCCGGCAGGGGAACGAGCTTATCGGCGTCCTTGATACCCAACACCTCCAACATGTTGCGGTGCAACTGCGGCAGGTCATAAATATCCGGAGCCATCTGCGCCATCTGGATGACGGCTTGGTACTGCACAACCCGCTGGCTCATTGTGGCCGCGTTGGGGTCGCTCACGGGGATGATGTCGATGTGGTCGTAGTCTGACTGTTTAGCCCTGCGTGGGGCATCAATGGGGTCGTAGTCGTAGTCTGGGTCGGTGTAGTCGCGGATGATCGCAGCCAACAGGCGCAGCTCTTGCTTAAAGGTGTAGTGCAGACGGGCCTGCACAGCAGACATAACCTTAAGCTGTCGCTCCAAAAGAGCCAGTGTCGTACCCACAGGAGCCTGTGCAGACATGTCCGACACGTTCATATCCGCTGTTGCGGCAAAACGACGGCCCTCTTCTACGATCTTGTCCATCAGTCCGGCTAGGACAACGCTGGGTTCCTTGTAGGGTAAGGGCAGGATGCTGTCACGCAACGCCCCAGACGCAATGTCTACGTCTCGCCATTCTCCGGGAGCGATGGGGGTGTCGTCTCCCTTAATGCGCATTCCGCGAGTCTTAAGACCTCCGGGTAAGTTAGAAAGCGTCCCAGCATCGACGAGCTGACGCATGATACTGGTGGCTGACCTAGCGTATCCACCGATGAGGTGGAACAAGCCAAAGCCGTAGGCTCCAAAGCCGGGGATGTACTGGTAGTGAACAAAGTGCTGGCGCTTGAGTCTGAGTGGGTCATCTTGGTTCCAGTTCCGCCGAATAGACAAGACATCATTGCTTCCTTTTATTAGGGTAACTACGTATGGCTGCATTACGCCGGTAGGTTCACCGTCGTCGTCTTTATCCTCATCGCCTTCAAGCACCAAGTCAACATGGCACTCATACAGGGTGTAGCGCTCGTCGTTTATATCGGAGAAGCCAGTTTCTTTATCCTTGGCCTGCTTGATGTCGTCCCGATCTTTGCTGGGGTCAGGCAACTCAATGTCGCGGTAAAAGCCTGCTTGCTGGAGCTTGATGATCTCGTTCTTGGTCTTGCGCATAACATGCGTCAAGCGGTAGCAAGTATCTAAATCGGTCGTTCCGTAGGGCAGAATAATGTCTTCCGCTGGTATGAACACAGATACTTGACGTCCCAAATTGGGATCAAAATAAACTTTCTTAAACGCTGAACCGGTAGCTGGCAAGCTCCACAACATGCGCTCATGCTCAGGGCGGAACTCACGCATAACTTCTGTCAACTCATAGTTCATGTCAGCCTCGACACGTACCGCCGCCTCTTGTTTCTCAGGAGTCTCTTTACCAATTATTTTTGTACGCACTGGGCCTGCGGCTGGAAACTGCTCAGTGATTGTTTCTGACTGGAACCTTACAACCGCTTCTGTAATCATGGGATGGAACACGCCGCAAGCGCCGTTCCAAGGTTCTGTTCTCTCTTCATACTGAAGGCCGAGGAGTTTGAGTCCTTCTGTGTAGGCCTTCTCCCAATCTTTGCGTGAGCCTTTATCTTGTTCAACGTCTCCTGCCAAATCTCCCGCCAGTGCAGACAGCGCACCATCGTCCATGTCCTCGGCCAAGTTCTTGTTGAAGTCGTCTTCGCCTTCGCCGGGGAGGATGCTTATCTCTAAGTCACCGGCGTGTATGTTGACCGCTTCAGGATCAATAATCTCAATCTCGATGGCATCTTCATCTTGTGCCAGTTCTTCCATGCCTTGGGGTTGCTGATATAAAGCTTTGTCTATATTGGTTGCCATTTTTTACCTCAGTAGTACGCCGCAGAGCGACGTTTAAAAAATCGTGGTTCATCTGGCTCATCCGTGTCTAGCGTGATGAAGCCGCCTTGTCTGAATCGAAGTAGTGCTTGGCTGGTCGTGTCCACAAAGTCATCGTGTTCGCCAACTGGGAAGGCCGCAACCTCCTCAATCACTTCACGCGCCCAGCGTGTGTCAGGTGCCCACACCATACCAGAGGAGAACAAGTCCGCAATAGCCTGCACACGCACCATCTTATCGTTTCCGCGGCTCGGTGTAAATTCTTGTACAGGGATACCCATCGCCCTAAGCTCTTGGATCAGTGGCCCACCTGCCGCCTTTTTCTCCACAATGAAGGCATCGGGTTGCCATTCTTTCCAATGCTTGAAGGCGACTTGTTTAAGTTCTGGGAATGGGATTCGGTCTTTGAAAGCGTCAAGGAGGATAAGCTGGGGCTTGTCGTTCTCCTCTTCGTTGTACCAGACCCCCCAAGTAGTACAGGCAGAATAGTCGGAGGTTGTTTTGGTTTCATGCGCCGTGTCCCATGACTGGATGATGTACTCACAAGTTGGTGGTGTGTCGCCCTCCCACATCCGCCAGTGCTTCCTTGAGATGATCGCCGCCGTATCCGAGGTAGGCTGCTGCATATACTGCGCGTTCCAGTAGCGGGGATCCATTGAGGACTTGGCAGACTTCAGCGCTTCCAGCGGCCACTGCTCCGGCCAGAGGGATTTCTCTCTATCTGTGTTCTCGTTCAGGATGGCGGGAAGCTCAACAATCTCCCAGCGTGGGCTGTCGGGGTTGCTCACCTGATACTGTATGAGTCTGCCAGTTAAGTCCAGTGGCCCCCAGCGCGTCATGATTACTATGATCGCACCGCCCGGCATCAGACGTTGCAAAGGGCCCGTCTGGAACCAACTCCACGCCGTGTCAAACGCTAGACGACTGTTTGCTTTTACGTCCTGTTCCGAGTGCGGGTCGTCGATAACAAAGAGATCAGCCCCGCGACCGGCAAGAGCACCACCAACACCAGCAGCGTAATACTGGCCCCCAGCAGCAGTACTCCACTTTCCAGCAGCTTTCTGGTCATCTGCAACAAGTGTCTGTGGAAATAGCTCATGGTATTGCTCATCATCAAGTAAGTTACGAACCCGCCGACCAAAGTCTTCAGACAGCGATGCAGTGTGCGTCCCCATGATAATTTTCTTGTTAGGGTAATTACCTAGGAAGAACGCGGGGAACAGGTAAGACGAGAACTCGGACTTACCCATACGTGGGGCAATGTTGATAATTACTCTCTTCTTTTTACCCTCAATCACATCTTGAAATATCTTGGCCAGCTTCCTGTGGTGTGGCCCAACCTTAAATCCGGGGTAGACATACTTAGAAAACTCGATCATGTTAGTACGACCAGCGTTGACGTTGTAACGCTTCTCACGTTCTTCCAGCATCTCCATGAGCTCCACCTTCTCCGCCAAATTCATGGTGGGGAGAGCTTTCTGGATAGCCTGAATCTCAGTTGGACTCAGTGTCAGATCGTTCAGTTTCATTAGGTTCTTGTGTGTGAGTACTAACTTCTTCTATATCCTCAATAACATCGGCGTCTTGTACGCCCATGAACTTGGCCAGCTTGTCTTTGAGCTTGCGGTCGATCTCCTCATCCGTGAGGTCAGTTTTCTTAACTTCAATCTTGTCGGTGAACAACCCAACCTCAGTGACCTTACCTAGTAATCCCAACGCTTTTAGTCGGATATTAGCGCTGGGGTTTTCGCATTCTTCCAACAGTTTGGCAACTGTATAGCCACGAAGTTCTTTAGCTTGCTGCACAAACTCCCAGTCATAGGCAGTCAGCATCCCAACTAAATGCTGTACCGCAACCGGCGTTTTGATTTGCGCAAGATGTTCGTGCGTGATTTCACTTGGCGCTGAAGACACGAGGTTTGTAAAAGATGCCCGTGCTGCTTGAACTTCTGCGTTGCTGACTACTGTGTCTGTATCTGCGGCTCCTAAACTCTTGAGCCAGTCTGCTGTTTTTACTTTAGCGTCGATAGTGTCCGCCGGATGTTCTTTTTCAAGCGGCGTAGGTTTACCAGAGTGGGCAACCACTTCCGGTTCAAAATAAATAAGGTGATCTAACATTGGCGCATAAGTCCCTTGTACCTGCGATGCGCGGAGTGTATACTACTTTTTAAGTGATGGGCAAGTTGCGAATTGGCCTTTGGCCAACCGCAACAGCAGTTGCCGGTTGCTTCTCCTCGGTTGTTGGTTCGACCGTTTAGCCCCCTGATGAAAGTCAGGGGGTTTTTTTTTGATTGAATACTTATTCTGCGGCTTTGTAAACTTAAACTGTTTTGTCCAACGGTTTACACAAATTTTTATAAAATTTTTTGGGGTGGGGCATTAGTTGTAAAGTACTAAATTGAGTTGTGGAGAATGGCTGGGGAATAGTGTTCATATGGTGACGGGGGTACGCCCTGTATATGGGGGGATGGGGGGTAGGTGGGGTCTAAGGTTCTCAGTTTATACGGCTTTGTAGTACCCTCGAATACCCCTTCCATACAATAGAGGTATCGGTTCGGGGCACTTTGCCTACGACGATACTCGTTCTTGAAAGGAACACACCATGTTAAAAGCTAAAGCATTTCAGGCACTCGACCAATTCGCAAACGCAAGGGTCAAACTCATCGAGGGTATGCAAGCTGCGGGCTACGCAACGTCAGAGGAATGTAGACCCATTGTTATCGAGTGGGCTTGCAAGAAAACAGGCGCAGAGTTTCGAGTCGCAGAGTCATCGGGCGCAGTCAAGCTCGTGAGCAGTCACCCCAAGTATGAGACGGCAAAGACCGTAGTTCGTGACGTGATGCTCATGCTCGAGGGCACAACCCGCAGAGAGCAGGCATCGAGTGGCGCACGAGAGACTGACGCTGTGGCAGAGCTTGCCAAGAAGTATGCCAAGCTAACCAAGGCAGAGCAGAAACGCTTCATGCGCTTGGCTGGTCTGTAATTTCGGGTCACGGTGACCCGATTTTTCTCAGGCGGTGTGACGGCGTTGTCCTACCGCTATTTCTTTTCCTGTCAAACACGAATCATTCTCATCATCATTCAAGGAGAAACACCATGCACAAACTCATCAACGCATATCGCAAACTGCCCTCACCATCAAACCGCGCCAAACTGCAAACCTACCTCAACAAGCACATGATGGCCGTGTGCCTTGCAACCCCCGAGGACATTGCGTTCCTCAAAGCCCACAACTTCAGCATCTAAGGAGAACCAACATGAACCCAAACAAATACACCAAGCACAGCAAAACCAAAATCGACACCCTCAAGCGACTGCGTGAGATACGAGACCAGATAGTCGAACGACTACCCGAGGGCAAGGACAAGAAAGCCCTACAAGCCAAGGCACGGCTACGCACAGACCTCGATGAATGGAACGCAGTTAAGCGTACCTGCACACAAATGAGGTTGCTTTAACCAAGAATCGGGTCACGGTGACCCTATTATTGAAAACGGGGGTCAAAATCTTGGCTTCCGTGATTTTCACAAGTATCCAAGCAGTCGGACAGCGTTTAGCCCAGCAACGGCGGGGATTTTTTAAAATTCAGTACTATTAATCTATGTTTTTATATATATTTATATATAGGAGAGTTAGTCTGTATGCGTGCCCTGCCACGCAAGCGGAGAAAAACTTTTACTTTTAAGTTGGGGCTTTCTCCCCTTCAAAAACATAGATACTCAGTACACTTTTTAAACAAACCCTTACGTCATGAGGCGTGGCGACTGTCCGATAGCGAAGATACTTTGCAAAATCACGGACAGCTTGTCCTGTTATTATCAACACCTGTGATATAATGATTGATTTACACCCACGAGGCACACAATGGAACACGAAGCACCCCTGCAATACCCCACGCTGATGAAGCTGAAGAAGCGTGAGCTTGCCAATCATTTATCCAAGCTACTCGATAAAGGGACACCACGCTTGGTCGTCAACGAGATGCGGGACACAGTACTGGCACAGAAAGAGAAGCTACGCCGACAACGCATACACGAGGCACAGCAGAACATTTTATGGGGCGATGTATTAAAACCTTTGCAAGCCGAGCGCAGGAATGTGAGGGCATCCCTCAAGTACAAAGCGGATGACGACACCGATGCTAGGGTGCAGGCGTTTGAGGCGTATGCCGTGGTGCTGGCTGAGTTACATAACCGCATCAGCGGTATCAAGAACAGCGGTGAATTCACACCCTCAACCTACGCCACCGAGAAGAACCTACCCAACCGAGGGTTGCACTGGTCTGACTTCATCCCTGTGCGTATCAAGAACCGCATCATTGAGCTGTTTGATGCCGTGCCACACACAGCCAAGGCAAGACGCAAGATACCCTTTGAGCGGGTAGTAACTGCCGACATACACGACAAGCGCAAGCGCAGACTGGTCAACCGCACGACCAAGGAACTGCTACACGCAAACCAAGACCATGCCCTATGTCCAACGCAGGACACGCAAGCAAAGGTCGACAAACTAAAGAAAGCCCTCGCCACCATCGAGGGATTAAACGACAACGAGCCTGTGCCTACCACTTGGCATGGGTTGTACTGAATTTCGGGTCACAGTGACCCGATTTATGTGTGGCATTCCGTCAGGCGATGCCGCGCACCACCCCGAACCTAGCCTGACATTCGTAACCGAAGGAGAAAAGAAATGAACAAGTATTGGTTTTTGAGAATAGGTATGGACACTGTTGAGGAAGCCCTGCGCTTTGCCAGCAAGCGAGACGCAGTCGCCGAGTACAGGCGTGTAGCCAACGAGTTGGCGCAGTATGGACAGGCAATAGATGCATCGCTACACATATCGCCAAGCCGTGCCGAGGTTGTCGAGTACCCCGACTTCGTACTCTCGCTGAACGAGAACGGCAGAGTTGTAACTGAACAAGCATAAGGAGAAAAGAAATGAGAGTAAGTGAACTGACAGGACACGCCCTTAACTGGGCGGTGGCGCAAGCCGAAGGTGACAAGGTGTACCGCCCACGCTTGGGTAGACCCGATAACTGGGACAAGGAAGCGTATCTCGCGGATGGGTCAGACGATAGGTGGGTTGTGCGTGTGCAGAACCCTAAAGTCGCGCACTTTGTGGACTGGACATACAGCCCCAGCAGTAGCTGGTGGCAAGGCGGGGCGATTGTTGAGCGGGAGGTGCCAATGCTGATGCGTACAAACGGCGGTGACTGGATTGCTCAAGGCAGTTACGACTTCGCCAACGACACAGAGGCGAAGAGGTACTACGGAAAGACGCTACTTGAAGCTGCCATGCGGTGCTATGTAGCAAGCAAGCTCGGCGATGAAGTCGAGATACCCGAGGAGTTAACACAAGGAGAAAACAAATGAGAGTACACGAACTGATAGCACTACTGAAAACAGTAGACCCTGAGTCCGAGGTGTTTGTGTGGGTAGACGGCGAGCGACACCCCGTGACAGAGATTGACCCCATCGACTGGTATGTAGACATCAACGCTGATACGAAAGAGAGGATGAAATGAAAGACGAACAAGTGCATTGCCTTAAGTGTGACCATGTGTGGAACGAGCAAGATTCACCTGACGCTTGCCCACATTGTGGCAACACCGACAAAGAGCAGACAGTTTATTTAACAACACCACAAGGAGAAAGCAAATGAGAGCAAAAGCTGTATTGAGTCACATATTCCTGAGCCTCGTGCTCTACAACGCAATGGCGCTTGGCGCTAATCAGATGATGGAACAAGGCGGTGGATATCTATGGATGTTCATGGGTCTAGGTAGTGCGTTCCTGTTAGGGATGCAGGTTATGTTGGTAGTTATTGAATGTAAAGGAGAAACAGAATGAAGACAGTATCAATTGGGTTTATGCGTGACGATGGCGACCTTGCTTTGTTTGCCACATTGAACAACCTCGATGAGCACATGAAGCAAGATGAATTCATGAAGTTAGTTAACAGCGTTGCGTCTGAGTTGTGTAGAGCAACAAGACAAGAAGTGCGGGTGCTCGAGAGAGATGATGCGCCTGACTATGTAGAACTTCAAGGAGAAACAGAATGAAAGCAAGAATGAGAGATGACTTAGCAGAGGATGGGCTTGCTATCCCTGCGTTTGAGGATGTGCTTGAACATGAGCACTACGTAGGTGAGCACTACATCGGTGCTGAAGAGCTAGTCGGTGCTAAGTTGGAAGGCAACACCGAGAACTGCGATGACCCACGCTACAACTACACACGACTGAGGTTGAAGGACAACAGGTTGTTGTACTTCGTTGGTGTTGATTTAGATTTTGAGGAGAAACAGAATGACAGTTAAAGAACTGATTGAAGAGCTAAAGAAATACCCCGCTGACGCAGATGTGCAGTTATGGGTAGAAGGAGACCGATTCACAACGATAGATGTGGATGCCGAGTTCGTTGAGGAATACAACTACATAGAAATAAACGCAGGAGAAGACATAACATGAGAGAACCAGCACAACACTTCTACGCTTCTAGCGTAGCGCAATGGGCAACGACTACACCTGAGCGGGACTTGCGCCAGCTACTCAAGCTGATGGACAAGGATGGGTATTCATACAACCTGTTCCTTGTACCTGTGGCGCACGATGCACAGTACGGCATCAAGATGTTCCAACCCCAAGTCGAGGGCACTCAATGGCTTGGGTTCTTTGAAGTAAAGAGAGGGAGAAAGTAAATGAATCAAGAAGAAAAGCAGCTACTAGCTGACAGCTACGCTAATGCGTGGATGGCAGTCAAGGGCGGAACGACAACAGTCGAGGTACTCGACCACGGATGGTTTGTCATCAAGCATAGCTATATGCCCCTGCATTCAAACAAAGTGAGGGCAATCAAACTGCTAAAGGGCTTGGCCATACTGACCAAGCGCATAGCTAACAACGACATAGGGTAATGAACAGGGTCACAGTGACCCGATTCTTATGGGTTAGTGGTGTGCCCTCTCACACCACATTCGAAACCGAGGAGATAATGATGAAGATAAACTTCACAACACTGGTAAATGAACTGGCAACCATCCTGCGTGGTGGTGCTACATATCAACGAGGCGATGGATACCGCTTCTACAACGAGTACCAAACCTGCCCATGCCGTGACTGGCATGGCAGAGAGCAACGCAAGTACCCGATGCACCCCGCTGTATTGAAAGCGTTAGAGTCAGACTACCGACCCTACGACTGGCACGCACTCACCCTTGAGTGGCCTCATGTATCCGAGGACAGTACACGCCTTGCATACACACGAGACGACAGAGCAGGTGAGGCAGACCGACAGACTGTCACGACTGTGGGCAAGTATCTGACTCGACACTTCAGGGATATGCCCGACCATGATGTACGCAACCTCGTTGCGCTGTATGCCGCAGGTGAGACCTGCAAATTAGTGTACACAATGGCCGAGATGCTTCATCATATCTTGCGTGGTCCGACATCGTGCATAGGTGGTAGACCATTCGAGGTGCGTTGTGCTGACGGCGAACGCCGTCATCCCTATCAGGTATACGACCCCAAGTATGGATGGCACATGGCTGTGCGTATCGAGAACGACAACACCGTGGGTCGTGCGTTGTGTATGGCCGATGGTGACGGCAAGTACTTTGTGCGGTCGTATCGCAAGAACCCCGATGGGTACTCACCAGCAGATGAGCGTCTTGAGGCGTGGCTTATATCGCAGGGCTACACCAAGCAGAGCTACTGGGAGTCAGACACACGGCTCGCATACTACGAGGTAAACAGCGGCGAGATACTTGCGCCATACATCGACGGCGGTCATCAGTACGTAGACATCTGCGGTAACCACCTTGAGATTAGTAGCGATGGTGAGTACGAGTGTTCACAGACCAGTGGCATAGCGCAAGACGGTAATGGTGAGGACTGCCAAGACTGTGGCGACCGAGTGCGTGAGGGTGATGGCTACTGGGTCGGTCGGCATGAGGACTATCGTGTGTGCGAGTCGTGCTGTGACAGCAGTTACTACTATGCGTATGGTCGCAACGGCTACCAGTACTATGTACATGACAGCAACATGGTGCGTGTCGGTGACGATTTCTACGATGAGGACTATATTGGCGACAATGGCATCGTGCGGCTTGAGGATGGCGACTATGCCTCGATGGATGACTGTGTGTGCATCAACGACGACTGGTATCTGACTGATGACGAGCGTGTCGTGTACTGTGAGGATGTCGAGGAGTACTGTCTTGAAGAAGATGGGTGCTGGCAATGTGGTGCGTCAGGCAACTGGTACACCGATGAGACAGCGGCAGTAATTGATGCAGGCGGAAATATGTACCACCCCGACCATGCACCTGAACAAGAAACCACTGAAGGAGAATAATCAATGAATAAGAAATCAATCCTGTACAAGACGCTCAGTCGTGCACTATCAGTCAAGCGCCAGCACAACGGGCGGGGCGTGGCAATGTTCACCGACTGGCTTGAAGCTCATGTGCCTGCACATCTGCAAGAACGCATCAGTTATGACGATGCGGGTAACTTGCACATAGACGCAAGGGTAGACGCAACCAACCGCACTTTGTTCGTAGCCCATGTGGATACCGTGCATCGTGATGAGGGTGCTAACAAGATACGCAAGACCGCAGGCAAGTGGTATGCCGATGGTGCAGCTCTCGGTGCGGATGATGGCGCTGGTGTTGCTATCCTCATGCATCTGCTGTGCGGCGGTGTACCCGCATACTACGTGTTCACGCAAGGTGAGGAGTGTGGTGGTATCGGTGCTCGGGCTATGTCCGCAGACACAGCGTTGCTGTCACAGTTTGACCGTGCCATCGCGTTCGACCGCCGAGGTATTGACAGCGTCATCACGCATCAGGGGTATGGGCGGTGTTGCTCGGATACATTCGCTCAAGCCTTGGCCGACTCGCTCTCATCAGGCAACGTGCTCATGTACTTAGGCGACGACTCAGGTATCTACACAGATACCGCAGAGTTTGTGGATGTCATACCCGAGTGCACCAACATCAGCGTGGGGTATATGTACGAGCACAGCGACAGAGAAGAGCTCAACATCCACCACTTCACCGCCTTGGCTGACGCTGTGCTTACCCTGCCGTGGGATACCTTGCCGACCGAGCGAGACCCCTCGGTGCGAGAGAGTAAGTGGGACAGCTACGACTACGCATACGCCATGCCATCAGGTGCGTGGACTAAGGACTGGTGGAAGACATACAAGGATGAGTACACGATGGAGATGCAGGTAGAGGATGCCATCATCGACGCACAGGTCGGTATCTTTGAGCCCCTGGTCGAGCTCATGGCTGAGTGTATCTACCCCGAAGACCCAGCCCTTGCCAAACGTAGCATACGCAAGAGTATGTTGACCGACGAGTTGTTAGAGGATGCGTTGCATATGCTCAAGGCATATGACGCAGACACCGTGTTGCTGACTCTGTATGACAACGCGTATACAGATATGTGACGGGTGTATTTTTGTGCAGGGGAATTCCCCTGCGTTTTTAACTTAAAGGAGAAGTAACATGAAACGATTTGTAATCTTTGGAGACATCGAGTTCTTTGATAGGTACGATGCCTTGGTGTATAGCGTCAAGAGCGCTGAGTTCATAGCCGATGCTGACATCGAGGCGCGAGCCGCCGAGTTAGATAACTGTGACTTCATAGTGCCGCACTACTGCACATGCAGGATTGCGTTTGTTCAACATCACGAGGAGACCTGAAATGAATGGATTAGATGCATACCATGACAGCCTGCTGGCTGCACACAACGAGGGCTACGACTACGAACCGCCGTGGTCGGTGGTTGCCTACGAGGGTGAGGGCGGGGGCTATATCGTAGTCAACGAGGATGGTGAAGAAGACAAGATGGGTTTCGTGTTCGACACCGAGCGCGAGGCACAGAGATACGCCGATGGACTTAACAAAGAGGAGATATACGATGACGACTTCTACATTGAGTGAACCCGACTTCTACAGCGGCAAGATGCTGGGAACAACGAGTGAGCTTCTTAACGAGGCACACAACCATTTGCAAGACGCAGGCTTCTACGCCGAGGCGGGGGAGACGGCCTTGTGCCTAGCATCCATAGCCAAAGTGTACGCCCTGCACGAGCAGATGAGCAAAATACTAGGAGAAGAGTAATGCGCGTACGAAAAGTTAGAAATCAAAACAGAGTTGGCAAGATAATCTTAACGCCGACTGAGGTGAGCTTAATTTTCAAGCTAGGTTTGAAATTTGAAGATTACATCAAACAAGCGCTAGTTTTAATAGCCCAAAAGCGTAAATGGGAATGGTACTTTAGCAAGGAGAAGAACGATGAAACTAGCCTACCTGTGCGCCGTCCTAGTGCTGGCGCTTGACCTTTTTATATGGAGACCTGACACAAATGCAAACAACCAACTACGACCTGAATACCCACGAGGGCATAGAGAACTCAAAGCTTTGGCTATCCATCGCTCTGACGATGCTTTCAGACAACGCCACTTGGGGAATCCCTCGCTCCAACACCGTCGTGCGTATCAACAAGCAGAACAAAACTGCAACAGTTACACACCAAGACTTACCCGACGTCAGTATCGAGCTTGTATTCGAGGCTTTAGGGTGGACGGTGGAGTACGCCGATAGTACCCGCTAACTTGTCTAACACTTGACAACCTCGTATGGGCGAGGTACATTTTTTAACAAAGGAGAAAGCAATGCCAGACATTAAAACAGCCATGAGCGGTGTGCTCGATGAATGGGAATTAGATAATCAACAACAGGAGAAGCAAGTGAAACACATACCACACTTTAAAGTAACTAACAACGTAACACGAGCAACATTCGATTACGTTAAAAACAACCCGCACAAATCATGCAAGACCATCTGCGTAGCATTGGAGAAGGATGGGTACAAGCCAGCATCTGTTGGCTCATTGCTCACGCAGTTTGTTAAGAATGGGTTGTGCATGAGGGATGCGAATGGCAACTACACGACGATAGTCAACGAGTACAAGCCCATAAAGGTAAGCAAGCAACTTAAAGCGGCGCAGGTCATACAGAAAGCCAAAGTTACACGAGGCGAGGGCATCGCCGCGCTCAGTCCGCAGCCTACGGTGAAGCTAGTGTGGGATGCGGATACAGTCATTAACAACATCGGCTTGAAGCAGGCGCACGCCCTGTATAAAGAGCTTGGCAAATATTTTGGAGGTTGATATGTGGGATGTCCTTGTAACATTTATGTTGATGATGTTTGGTGCGTTCACTGTGATTGCATTCGGTGCGATTCTTATTTGGACGTTGTACTTAATACAGAATGGAGTTGATGATGAGTGATAAACAAGTAAAAATAACTGAGAAGACTAGCGCAGGGTTATGCGATGCGCTGTTTGATGAATTTGATATGCTACGCAACGGCTTGAGCGATGCACATAGAGCATCCGCTGTTGCTAAATTAGCTGTTCAGATTATTAACACAAAAAAGCTTGAGATTGAAGCCGCTGCTTTCCACAAGGCAGGATTGCGCTTCGTTCCTCTTGCTTTAACTGCCAACGGCATACCCATCGGGAAAGAAGAACGTGTTGAAGCAAGCGTTTGATTTCATGCAAGAAACCGATAGGGCACATATACACGGCGAGACTAGGGCAAAGATACTTGCTTTGGTCAAGGAGATTGATGCCGTGTACAAGCAGCACGTACGTGAACCAACAGGCATGGTGTGTGACATATGTGGCAAGGGCGATACCGACTCCATCCATAAAGTCAAGGATGTTGTCAATGGGTTTGAGCACCGCGAACATATGTCACCACGCCTGTGCTACGGACACAGTTGTGGCTGGAACAGTGTATACACAAAGTTTGAGTATCGCAGGAAGTATCAACTACTTGGTCTGAACAAGAAAGTTTTTAGTGAAATGCTTGAGATGGCGAGGACTGTGTTTGATGAGCCTGTCTTGTCAGATGAGGAGATTGACTTGCACTTTGCGCAGTACCTTGCCAAGCAACTACAGAAAACAGTAAAGGAGTACACATGACTGAAGAAGACGAAGCGTTCAACGAGATTGAGCGCAGAAGTGTGGCTAAGAAAGAAGCTGTGAGGGCAACAATAGATATGAAAGAAGAGTTAACCAAGGCTCTTATTGAGAGCTATGACCAAGGGGTTAAAGACGCATTGGAATCAGTCATACAAGCCATCAAAGAACTGCGCCCCGCCATCATGCCGTTGGAGGGCATGGGTAGAGGCAAGGCCACGCAAGAATGGTTTGACATCTTGGTAAAACACATTGAGGAGATGAAGCAATGATTTGGCTACTTGAGGACCACGCACTGTGGCGTTTGAGCAAAGACAAACAATTGGTGTGGTGTTGTAGCTGCACTAAGTTCTTACCTTGGTCAATGATTTATACCGTCCTTGCATGGACAGGGGAGAAGAACGCATGATTGAAAAAGACGACACCATCAAGAACTATGTTCCTATTGGAAGTATTGAGTTGAAGTTGGCTGTGGCAAGGGCAGAGGGCTACGCCATTCGGGTTGAAGAAACAAGGTATCACCACGTTGTTGATGGGACAGTTGTTACCAGCGTAGATGAGAGCAAGCCAAAATACTATTACTACTCTGATGACCCAAAACACCAACCCAATCGCTTGCTTCCATTGCTTAACCCATACCGCATTGCAATGGAGTTTTATTTGAAGGAGAAGAACACATGACACAAGATGAAATCATTAATGCAGCAAGTAAGTTGGGGCTGTCGTCCATGTACGATGCCTCGCGTGATACGTACTCAAACTGGGGGGACAAAGTTCTAGCCTTTGCCAAACTGGTAGCCGCCAAAGAACGTGAAGCAGTTGCTCAGATGGTAGAGCCGTGGCTTTTGCCTGAGTACGTGGAAAAAATAAGAGCAAGGAGTACACATGATTGAACAAATCAAAACATTTTTTGGGAAGTTGCGTGGCTTGCATGGGCAACGCAAAGTTATAGTAGAGCAGGGATTGATATGGCGTTGCACCAAATGCCACCACATTTTTTTAACCAAGGAAGAGGGGGCAAAACATGATAGTGAAAACAATTGTTGAGAACGATGATGGCACAATGACCATCACTTGTGACTTTGAGCCAGCAGAGATACGCGCTTGCGTAGAGGTTGGGTTTTTAAAACTTCTCAAGGACTACCTTGATGAACATGCCCCATTCCATGGAAGGAATATTGATGCTGAAACCAAAGAAGCGTGAACTGACCAAGAACGGGAGAAGCATAAGCGCCCAAGTAACACAGAGTGAGTACGAAGAGTGGGTAAAGCTTGGCAAAGTTAAATGGTTCAGATCATTTTTAAAAGATAGCAGGTTTGAAAGGGAAGCAAATGGCAATGACACCGGAAGCAAAAGTAAAGAAGCGCGTCAAGGCAATCCTTGATGAGCTAAAGGTATACCACTTCTCGCCTATGCAAAACGGTATGGGCAGAGCGGGTATCCCTGACATCGTGGCGTGCCATTGCGGGAAGTTCATTGGGATAGAGTGCAAGGCGGGTAGCAATAAACCCACAGCACTACAGGAGCGCGAACTCAACCGCATACTAAACGCAGGCGGTGAGGCATACGTAATCAACGAAGAAAATATAGAACAACTTAGAGAGGAGTTGATATGGAACAAAACGCTATTGAACGTAGGCTCGAGCTAATGAACGAGGAAGAGCGCGAGCACTTCAAGATGGTTGTAATGCAACTGATTAAGTGCTACGGCCCTGACCCAGACCAAGCGGTACTACTTATCAAAACAGACGGGGAGATGGCAGGGCTCATCACCATGAATGTTGACGACATGGAAGCTGCGGAGCTTTTGCTCGAGGCAAACGATTTTTTCGGCTATCTAAATATGGTTGGCGCACCACCAAAGGAGGCATTTAATTGACAAAACCATTTGACAGGATACTGACCATCGACTTTGAAACTCGGTGGGACAAGCGTGACTACACGCTATCCAAGATGACAACAGAGGAGTACATACGTGATAAAAGGTTCTTATCGTTCGGCGCTTGTGTCCATGAGTATGGAAGCACAGATGACATTAGCTGGGTTAGAGGAGCAGACCTACCTGAATTCTTTTCGGGAATTGACTGGGGACGGACAGCAGTGCTGGCGCATAACGCACAGTTCGATGTATCCATCCTTGAGTGGGTCTACGATTCTCACCCAGCCTTTATATTCGACACACTATCAATGGGACGCGCTCTTCGAGGCGTGGAAGTGGGGAACAGTCTTGCGAAGCTGGCGCTCGACTTCGGACTTCAGCCAAAGGGAACGGCAGTACACAGCACTGATGGCCTCACATCAATATCGCCAGACATTGAAAAAGAACTCGCCGACTACTGTGCGCATGATGTGTACCTGTGCGAAGAAATTTTCAAGCGATTCATTGTTGGATACCCCAAATCCGAATTGCGTTTGATCGACATGACGCTCAAGATGTACACACGACCGTACCTTGAGCTTGACAGCAAGATGCTTATCAAGGCACTGACAGAAGAAGGAGAAGCCCGTGAAAGTCTATTACAAAAGCTCGGCATACAGGAAACTGAACTTGCGTCGAACCCGAAGTTTGCTGCCATACTTGAAAGCCTCGGGGCTGTTGCCCCCACAAAAATTAGTAAAACTACCGGCAAAGAAACACTCGCGCTGGCAAAAAACGACGCCCTCTTCCAAGCGTTGCTCAATGGTGAACGTGAGGATGTTGCCCTCCTTTGCGAAGCACGCCTTCGGGTTAAGTCAACGACTGAAAGAACCAGAGCCCAGCGCTTCCTCGATATATCCCAACGCGGCAAGCTACCTGTACCTTTATCGTATTACGGCGCTCTCTCGGGTCGCTGGACGGCGGCAAAGGGCAGCGCAATTAACATGCAAAACCTCAAGCGAGGCAGTTTCCTACGCAAAGCAATTATGGCTCCCGAGGGCTACCAGCTTGTTGTCGGTGACCTCTCACAGATTGAACCGCGAGTACTTGCGTGGCTTTCGGATTACCAAGATATGCTCAACATCTTCAGGTCAGGCGCTGACCCTTACGCGGCTTTCGGAGCGCAGATGTTTGACATACCCGGACTTACTAAGGAGTCTCATCCGGAGCTCCGTCAGTCTGCGAAAAGCGCCTTACTTGGTTGCGGCTACGGCTTGGGCTGGTCATCATTCGCGTCCCAGCTTCTCGTGGGGTTCCTCGGTGCGCCGCCGATCCGGTATGAAAGAGCCTTTGCAAAGGCGTTGAAAGTTAACCAAGAGATGGCCGAGCGCTTCTTGGAATGGTCTGAAACAGAGATCAAGCTAAGGGATATCCCACACACATGTAGCTATGCCGAGTTAGTGCACCACGCTATCGCGGCCAAGCGCATCATTGATATATACCGTAACACGGCGTACCCTGTTGTGTCATTTTGGGACATGTGCTCTGACCTATTAGTGTCCGCGCTGGTCAACGGCAAGGAACACACCCACAAGTGCTTGACATTTAAGAAGGGTGCAATAGAATTGCCTAACGGGATGAGCTTGCTTTACCCCGATTTGCGCGAAATCAAAGACGAAAAAGGTAGGAGCCAGTGGGTATACGGGCCAAACGCTACCAAGTTGTATGCAGGGAAGATAACGAATAACGTAACACAGGCTGTTGCGCGTATTGTCATGACCGATGGAATGCTGCGGGTATCAAAGAGATACCCCGTGGTGGGAACAGTGCATGACGAGTTGATCGCGCTTGTGCCTGACAGTGAGGTCGAAGAAGCTAAGACTTGGGTCTTGGAGCAGATGACTATGGAGCCGAGTTATATGCCGGGGATACCCTTGGCCGCTGACGGTGGTGCACACCGTAGATATGGAGAAGCAAAGACATGACAGCAAGAACAAAAACACCCATACCCCGCCGCATCCGTGTCGGGACTAGACAGTACTCAGTTGACATCGTGGAGACCATGTTGCGTAAGCGGGACATGGCGCGGGTCTACTACGGCGATAAGAAGATCGAGCTTGGTCAGTTCAGTAATGTGACTGGCAAGAAGTTTGATGACGACCGAGTACAAGAGAACTTTTGGCACGAGGTAACGCACGCCATCCTGCACGACATGGGCGAACACAAGCTCAACAACAACGAGAAGTTTGTAGTTGAGTTTTCTAAGCGCCTATCTAAAGCAATTAAATCAGCGAGGTTCTAATGAAAGCAGTAACGTGGAGTCACAGCGCACTGAAAGACTTTGAAGGATGCCCACGCAGGTATCACGAAGTCAAGGTTCTCAACAACTTTCCTTTTCAGGAAACTGAGGCTACATATTACGGCAAAGAGTTTCACACCGCCGCTGAAGTTTATATCCGAGACAACACACCCCTGCCCCCACAGTTTGGGTACGCCAAGGATGTACTCGATGCGCTGATCGCCAAGCCCGGCAGAAAGCTGTGTGAGCACGAGATGGGGTTGACCAAGGACTTACAACCTTGCGATTTCCACAGTAAAGACCGATGGGTTCGAGGCATTGCCGACCTACTTATCATTGATGACGAGAACCTTACAGCGTGGGTGGTGGACTACAAAACTGGCAACAATAAGTATCCCGACCGCGATCAGTTGAAGCTCATGTCTTTGATGGTATTCAAGCACTTCCCGCATATCAGGAAAGTCAACTCAGCGTTGCTGTTCGTGGTTAAGAATGATATGGTTAAGCACAGCATGGCGGTGAGCGACGCGGATGCTGAGTGGTGGGATTACCGCGAGCGTGTGGCCAAGTTAGAAGCCTGTTTCGCATCCGGCGTATGGAACCCAAAGTCCTCTGCGCTGTGTCCGTGGTGCCCAGTTAAAACGTGTGAGTTCAATCCAAAACATTAAAGGAAAATTATGTCAGCTATAGAACCTAATCAACTTTCTCTTGGCAATGCAACACTATGTCATGTGTGCCACAAGCCCGTGGATGTAGCAGATTTTGCGGTAGAACATGACGGCCATGTAGGGATACGCAATCAAACATTTTCTGCTGAAGGGTACGGCCATATCATCATGCACGCAGAGTGTGCAACAGTGTTAGCAATGCGCTTAATCCACGATGTAATGAAACAAAAAGAACGCAGCGTTCAAACCCCACTGCGTGTTGTAGAAACATTAGACAAAGTCAGAAAGGCAAACAATGGCTACTAAACGAGTTAGAGATTACAAAGCGGAATATAAGCGTGACTTGGAGACAGGCAAGTCCGGCCCCGGCTCCGATCAATCAGAGCGCCAGCGAGCACGCAAAGCGTATGACGCTAAAGGCATCAACCGCGCAGGTAAAGACATCGACCACATCAAGCCGCTAAGAGCAGGTGGTAAGTCCACGACAGGTAACTTGAGACTGCGTGCAAAGAAAGCCAATCAAGGCGATAACAAATAAAACAATGGAGAAGCAACTTGGAAATCCTTGAAGACAAGGCACTAATATTCAAAACTAGAAACCCCGAAAAGTACAGCATCATTCCTAAACACAAAGTCATCGAACGTGATGACGGTGGATACGACGTCGCTGTTTACTGGGGTCTAGACGAATGTAGGGTGCTACGCAACCTAGGCGTAAAAGATGTGCCCTCGCCAATCACACGCAAGTACAAGTGGCCGGGTCGTTACAAACCTATGGCACATCAGGTGGAGACTGCGGCGTTCTTAACCATGCACCGCAAGGCGTTTGTGTTCTCAGAACCTGGCACTGGCAAGACACTTTCTGCACTGTGGGCGGCGGACTACTTGATGCAACGCGGTGAGGTACGCAGATGTTTAGTTCTTTGCCCACTATCCATCATGCAGTCTGCATGGCTGGCTGACCTGAGTAACAGCATCATCCATCGCTCTGCCGTTGTCGCGCACCACACGCAGGCTAGTCGCCGCATAGAGATGATTCAACAAGACTATGAGTTCGTTATTACCAACTACGATGGCTTGAACTTGATAGCTGACGAGATCAACGCTGATGGCCGCTTCGACTTAGTTATTGTTGATGAAGCTAACGCATACAAGACCGTGACAACAAGAAGATGGAAGTCGTTGAAGTCAATCATCAAACCTAACACACACGTATGGATGATGACCGGCACACCTGCATCACAGTCACCAGCAGATGCCTATGGCTTGGCCAAGATCGTCAACCCCGATGGCGTACCCAACTTCTTCACAGCTTGGCGCGATAAGGTAATGAACAAGGTCACCCTGTACAAGTGGGCGGCAAAGGCAGACGCTGCAGAGCAAGTACACGAAGCACTACAACCAGCCATACGATTCAGTAAAGCGCAGTGCCTTGACCTACCACCAGTATTAACGACTACCCGCAAAGTTCCGTTGACACCCCAGCAAGCCAAGTACTACAACCTACTCAAAGACCGTATGTTGGTGCAAGCCGCAGGCGAGACGATCAGCGCAGTCAACGCTGCCGCTGGTGTGAGTAAGTTGTTGCAGATCAGTTGTGGCGCTGTATACACCGACGAGAAAGAAGTAGTTGAATTCGATGCCGCCCCACGTCTTGGTGTGCTGGAAGAAATATTAGAAGAGACCACACGCAAGGTGATTATCTTTGCGCTATTTCGTTCCAGCATCGACACCATACAGGCACACCTGACCAAGAAGAACATTGCCAACGAGTGTATTCATGGTGGGATTACACCCACCAAACGGTCAGACATCATCCACCGCTTTCAACATGAGCAAGACCCTCGCGTATTGGTAATGCAACCGCAGGCTACGGCGCACGGCATCACACTGACTGCGGCTGACACGGTAGTTTTCTTTGGCCCCCTGATGAGCGTGGAGCAGTACATCCAGTGCATTGCAAGGGCTGACCGCAAGGGACAGAACTCCGACAAGGTGACTGTCATCCACATCCAAGGCTCTCCGATTGAGGCCAAGATGTTCAAAGCATTGGAGGGAAAGGTAAGTGAGAACTCACTTCTAACTCAAATGTTCGAGCTTGAAATAAATTCTTGAAAGGAGTTGCAAAACAAACGTAAACGTGTAAACTGTCCAACCCTAGACAAATAACATAACAGGAGAAGCAAATGAGTGAAGACTCAATCCCAATAGATAAACTGGTAAAGATTTACCGCAAGATCAAACTTGAAATCGACACGATGACCCAAGAGTACGACACCAAGTTGGAAGTACTCAAAGGCCAACAAGACGAAATCAAATTTGCACTGAAAGATCAGATGCAGGCACTCGGTGTCTCGTCTTTGAAGAGTCCCTTTGGGACTGTGTCCATGCGTCCAACGAAACGCTACTCTACAAACGACTGGTCGTCTTTCAAGGAGTTCATCCTTGCACATGGCGCTATCGAGTTGTTGGAGAAGCGTATTGCACAGACCAACATGGTGCAGTTTCTTGAAGAGAACCCGGGGGTGTTACCACCGGGACTGAATTCCATTTCGGATTTCAACATTGTTATTACCAAACCAACCAAGTGAGTTTTATATGTCAAACATAACGCTTTTTTCGTCCGCAAACGTACCTGCATTCGCTCGTAACAACGAGTTGTCCGAAACCGCTAGAGCCCTCACAGGCGGCGGCGTATCCAATAGCGTCAAGCGCATCTCCATCAAAGGCGGTGTGTTTCGCTTAGTAGCAGGCGGTAAGGAAGTTGCCGCTATTGATGAGCGCCATCTGAACGTCATCATTGTGAAAGCTGCCCCCAAGGTCAGCCGCATCTTCTACGCGTCGTCCTACGATGCCGACAACATTGCTGGCCCTGACTGCTGGAGCAATGACGGTGAGCGCCCTGACCCATCCGCAGCAAAGAAGCAGTCTGACACTTGTATGAACTGCGCAAAGAACCAAGCCGGTTCTGGTCAAGGCAACAGCCGTGCTTGCCGTTATCAACAGCGTTTGGCTGTGGTGTTGGCTAACAACCCTGAAGGAGACGTGATGCAGTTGACTCTGCCAGCGGCGTCAGTTTTTGGTAAGGAAGAAGGCGACAAGCGCCCACTGCAAGCGTATGCACGTTACTTGGCAGTGCAGAACCCCCCTGTGAATCCTGAGCAGATCGTGACTGAGATGCGCTTTGATACTAAGGCGGAGTCCCCCAAGCTGTTCTTCAAGCCTGTGCGCTGGTTGACTGACGATGAGTACGAAATCATTAAGGCTCAAGGCGAGAGCGACGATGCCAAGCGCGCCGTTGTAATGACCGTGGCGCAGGGTGATGGCGTAAAAGCCAACACCCCCAAACTGGTGATGGCTGGCAAAGCCCCTGTGGTGGAAGTTGAGGAAGACGAGGCACCTGTTGCTAAGAAAGCCAAAGCCGCGCCCGTTGCCGATGCTGACGATGAGCCTGAAATCCGCAAGGAAGCTGTGAAGCCGTCTGCTGTGCCTGCCAAGAAAGGCAAGTTAGCTGACATCGTGTCCGACTGGGATGATGAATAAATAGGAGAAGGGGGCTTCGGCCCCCGCACTATGGCCTACTCACAAAAAACAATTGACGCGATCATGCGAGCACCCAAGACTTCAGGCAACCAGCTTGGACGATGGGCGGCGCATCACAACTTCTCAGTTGTTCGCATCTCAAAAGCCTTGGGCGTGTCCCGACAGACGGTCTACAACTGGTTTGAGGGTGGTGACATCTTCCCAGCGTATGAACACCGAGTCGAGACGCTTCTCACAATTCTTAGATCAGCACATTCAGCGGACGACGCATGGAGAAAAATATGTCAGCATTACAACCTCGCACCTTAAGCAACGCAGAACTCATCAAGTACTTTGCTATATACATGGACAACAAAGACTTTGGCGCTCCCATTGAATGGCAACATGAACTACTACGCCGCTTCACTGCAATAGCCACCGACCACGCTTACCCCGTGAAAGACGAGCGCCAACTCGACCTGTTCATCTAACCCGAAGGATTCCCATGACTCCGCTTGAATTTCTAGCGGTGGTTTTGCCGTCTCCGGATAACGGGTTGTACTGCGCGGCAGAGCTAACTACAAAGAAGAAAGAACACACGTTTGTTCAAAAGATTGAGGAGATAGAGCCAACCGTAGGTAAGTGGGTTACACAGAACAAGGACATCTATTTTGCGTTGTCCACGTTTGAGAAGTCGGGTAAGCGCACGGCAGAAAACGCACGTTTCATCCGGTCTTTGTTCATTGATATGGATGGGTACGCTTCCAAGAAGGAAGCTGCCCTTGCGTTAGATGGATTCCTTGCCAAGACAGGTATTGATCTACTGGGTAGCCCATACATTGTGAGTTCCGGTGGCGGACTGCACTGCTACTGGCCGTTCACGGAAGATGTGGAGGTTGGTGAATGGAAGCCTGTTGCCGAGAACTTTAAGCGCCTGTGTAGACAAGAAGCCTTGCGTATTGACATGACGGTGACCGCAGATGCGGCGAGAGTGTTACGTGTGCCTGAGACTTTCAACAACAAGGCCAAATACGCTACGCCGCGCCCAGTGCGCATACTAGCCGAGGGCGATACGTTTGACTTCAACGACTTAGCCAACCACATTGAGAGTCAGCTTGTCTCTTTGCCTGCGCTCCCGCGCCAGCAGAATACGCTTGCGTTGCCCGGCCAACGCCCTGATGTGCCCCACACCCCCACCACGGTCAAGCTGTTTGAGAACAGTATCACGCTGTTCAAGAACATCTACAAGAAGACCAAGGACGGCACAGGCTGCGACCAGCTTCGGTACTACGCTGAGAACGCCGCCGAGGATGGCGTGGAACCTATGTGGCGTGGGTGGTTGAGCATCGCGCAGAAGTGTCAGGATGGGGAGAAGGCCGCAGTGTGGTTGAGTGACCTGCACCCCTACCCGCATGAGCGCATGCATCAGAAGCTGGCCGAGATCAAGGGGCCGTACCCTTGCACAAAGTTTGACTCAGAGAACCCCGGCATTTGTGACGGGTGTCCACATTGGGGGAAGATCACCAACCCGCTGGCGCTTGGGCGTGAGACGGCGGTAGTCACCGCTGAAACAACCATCGAGTTGCCTGCCGTTGAAGGACAAGAAGCCAAACAGTTGATGCGCCCTGAAGCACCCCGAGGCTACGCCTACGGCATACGAGGCGGCGTGTTCATGGAGAAGGAAGACACAGACGCTAACGGTCAAGTCACCAAGCGTCAGATCATGCTGTTGCCCTACGACATGTTTCCTGTGGATATCCTGAACCATAACGGTGAACATCTTGTGCATATGTTGGCGGTTCGTGACTACAAGGTGCAGGCCATATCGTTCCCACAGAAAGCCGTGGTCAGCAAGGACGAGACAGTCAAGGCGCTGGCTCAGCAGAACGTCTTGGCTACATTTGGTTCGGGCAACGACAAGAACCTGTACGACTACGTGCGTGCTTGCGTAGAGAAGATGAGTAGCGAGAAGAAACCAATCGAAGTGCCCGACCACTGCGGCTGGCAACCAAACGACACCTATGTTTGGGGCGGAAAGATTTACTCTCCGAATAAAGAGCCCATCGAGGTGCCGATGCCCGGCCTTGAAAACATCACGATGAACGCCAAACCCACCGGTACTATGGAGAACTGGCGCAGGTTCATCGACCTGCTGGTGCGTAGGAAACTATGGGATCACTTAGCCATCATTCTCGTAGGCGCTGGCTCACCGTTGATGCGCTTCACAGGGCTACACGGCTTGACTTTCCACTGCGCCTCAACCGACTCGGGTACTGGTAAATCGCTGGCGCTAGAAGGTGCGGCATCTATATGGGGTCACCCTACCCACTACCGTACAGGTGCTGGTACTTCTGCTGTTGCAATGCAACAAAGGCTTGGCCTACTGCACAGTAACCCGCTGATTACGGATGAGATCACCAGCAGGAACCGTGAGGGGTTTGAGTGGTTCCCTGCATTCCTGCTTAGTATGACCGAGGGGCGCGGCAAAGAACGCATGGAGTCTGGAGCCAACAAAGAACGCTTGAACCTGTCTACATGGGCAGCGATGGCGATCATGTCGTCAAACACCCACGTCGTTGATAACTTGACTGGCGCACGCAAGCACGCTTCTGAGGGAGAGCTTCGCCGCGTGATTGAATACCTCATGGACGACAAGCTGTATTGGGATGCGGACGAGATCGAGATCATCAAGGCTTTAAGTAATAACTATGCCGTGGCTGGTGATGTCTTAGTGCAGTACATGGTTGACAACTTTGAAATGGTTAAGACGTTGGTGCCGCAGACTGTGCGTCAAATGTATACCGAGTACAAGGCTCCCAATGACGAGCGGTTCTGGATGGCAGGTGTTGGTTGCGCCATAGCCGCCGGTATCTTGATGAACAGAGAACACGCAGGCATTGCCGAGTTCCCCTTGGTAGAGATCATCGAGAGTTTCCGCAAGCGTATCAACCACCAGCGCGGTTCTATCAAAGGGAGTTACCGCAACGCCGAGGACGTGCTCAACGCGTTCGTGCAGGAATACCAAGGCAAGTTTGTGGTGGTGCGCTTTGGTGAGAAAGCTGGCCCACTGGCGCACTTGGGGGATGGCTCGATGGTGGACAAGAACACCACACGCGCAGAAGTTATGGGGCGGGTCGAGCACGGCGTAACCGCAGGGCATGTGGACTTCTTCATCGAAGAGCGTATGCTCAAGTCATTCTGTTCCAACATGAGCTTTGGTTATGCCAACTTCAAGCGTTATCTTGAAACGCAGTTTACGGTGTCGTATATAGCCAAGAAAGATATGATGGCTAAGACTAGCGCCCCGCCCATGCGTGTGACTGCCATGAAGATCAGCCGCTCTGTGACGGAAGAAGATGAAACGCTTATCAATCAAGTACCCTTGGCAAAAGACTGAACCGGGGCAGGGGTTCTTTGTTCCCTGCCTCGACACCAACGCCATACGCACCGAGGGTCTAAACCAAGCGCTCAAGCATAGGATATTTAATGCCAAAGCCACCCCGTGTATACGGGCGGGGCTTATCGGGGTATGGTTTTATCGGTAGCTTGTTCCACAGTTGTGGCGAAACGAATTTTCAGTTTACGAAGCTCATCCAGTTGTTGGCGTTTTTGCTCAGGTGACGCATTGGATGCTTTGATTGCGTTTTCGTACTGAGTCAACTCACGCATGGTGGTGGTGTAGTAGTCTGCTATTTCAGCCGCGGCATACTCATTACCGCGTGTGTTCAGCAACTCCATAGCCTCGGCTTTGTAGCCACGGTTCATCAAGCTTTCAACAGAGTTTTCAACTTTCTTAAACTCATTCATGCGGTCGTAGACACGGTTGATAATGGCTCCAGCATCGTTGGGCTGGAAGGCGCTGCCCACCACAGGCATATTAGACAAACGCTTGACCGCCGCTTCGGGGCCTTCGCTTTTGGTAAGTCCCAAACCAACAGCCTGAACAAACGCCAAACCCATAGCGCCTGTGTAGCCTTGCACCAAGCTGTCCAAAATAATCGGTGACACACCTGCTGCGCGTCCAATAGTTTTGGAAACTTCCGAAGTGTTTTCACGGAACTGGTCTTCTGGCAGCAGCCCTTTTTCTTGCGCAGACAGTATGTCACGGCCTGTATAGAACGACTTACCAAGACCAGCTTCAATAGCTGGGCGCATGGCTTGCGGGATACCGTAGGATGTGCCGCCCGGAATCACTTGTTTCAAGATGCTGCTAAATGCTTTGACCGCTTCTTCGCTGCCGTGCTCGTTGACCATAGAGTTATACAAAGCTTCGGGCAACGCTTTGAAGATGTAGCCAATCTCAAACGGGATGGGTAGGCGCACAGCTTCTTCCACGCCGGGCACACGGATAAACCAGTTGCCGTACTTCTGCTCTGGGGTGGCGTTCTTGTAAGCTTCGTCATCCTGCATCATGGCGGCATATGCCAGCGTACCAGCGGCAATCATGCCTCCACGCAACAGTATCTTTTTCTGAATCTTTAACTTCTCGTTGAATGGCAGCTTGCCAGTCATGGCCTTGTACAAAACATTTAAGCCTTGAATCTGCGCGTTAAAGAACGGAATCAGTGAGTTAGCCATGTGGACGCTAGGAGATGCGCCGCGCTTGTTAAAGTTCATAGACTCCAACGACATCAGCGTAGCTTCCATCTCAGACAAGCCTTGGTTGATGTAGCTGTTGTACTGAGCACGGCGGGTTGTTGCATCCGCTTCCATGTTGATAGCTTCGAGCTTACCAAACGCTTGCACCCAACCACTCTTGTCGTCTGCAATATCTCGCAGAATCTTAGAAATGTCTTCGCTAGAACCTGTGAATATCTGACCACCTGTGATGCCTCGGCGCTCAAGCGTCTCTTTAGTAGCTGACTTACCCAACTGTCTAAGCGCACCAATAACCGGCACGAAGTCCGCACCGACAAGGATGGGCGCTGCCAAAGAGTCACGGAACAACTGTCTAGCTGCGTACAACGGCGATGCTGTAACGGCTTTACGCAAGAACGTAGCAGGCATACCGAGCAGACGGAACATACCAGGCATCTGTGTGGGGATACCTTCCATGCCTTTGACCAATACCTCAGCAGGCACACCGGCATCATCGGTGTTGATAACCGCAAAGCGGTCTTCGCCGTCCACCTTGAAGCGCACAATATCGGGGCCAGCCATCTTACTCTTACCAATCTTGGCCAAGTCCATGTTGGCCAACTCAATGACTGCGTTCTTGGTTGAGATGTTGCGCAAGCCCATGTCCACCAGCATGTTGGTGTTCTGTACCGAGCTAGTCATGAAGTCAAGGATGGGACGGTCGCCGCCAACAAGCTCTTGCAAGTAGGGCTGCTCGGCAATGTTGCCGATCTTGATGGGGGACTCGCTACCAATAACCAACTCTGCCGTGCCATTGCGTTGGCGATACCAAGGGATGTAGTCGTTGTTCTTTGTAAGAGCAGCAGCCGTTTCCTTTGAGATAGCGCCAGTCTGGGCAAGGAAGTTCATCATGTCCTTGTTGTACTGGTTGTACTCAGCACGGGCTGCATCAAAGATTTTTTTAACCTCTGGGTTGTTATCCACAGACGCTTTGGCTTGTTTAAGTTCAGCGGCGGTCAAATCTTCACCAAAGTGCAGTGCGGCAAAGCCTTTATCTTCAGCACGGATGGCAGACATGTACATAGTAAACAAGCGGTTTACAGCTTCGCCGTTGCCCACCATTGGGTTGGCTTGCTTGAGAATCTGCACCACGTTCTTGATGCTGGCTCCGCCACCGGCCTCGATGATGCGCTCGATGCTGCCGTCTTTGCGGGTCTTCTCAACAATTTGCAAAGCACCGTTATCAACAGCCTGAGATACAAAATTCATGCGCTGGTCGTACATGCGCAAGTAGTACAGCATCTGTGTGCCAACCAGCGGCTTCATGATCTTGGCCAAACGCTCAAAGCCTGCGAAGCGGTCAACAAACTGCGTTTCAAAAGTCAAGCCGGTGGAGTTAGCCTGTACCTTATCGTAGAACGTGCGGTTCTTGGCTACAAACTTGTCAGTCACAGCGCCAGCAGAAGCAAACTCTGGGTTAACATATTTAGCTTTTGTGCGGAACAGAACTTCGCCGGGAGCGTATTCGCCTGCCACAACATTTGGGCGCTTGCCCTCAATCACGTACTGGCGTGCGTCAGCAACAATTCGGCGAACATCGTTGTCGCTAATATTCTTGATACCCGTGCTACTGAACCACGCTTTGATAGCGTCAAAGATTTTGCGCAGAGCACTGCGAGTGTCTGGGGTAGGCTCGGCACCGGTCTCGGCCATGTCAGCCAAGACTTCCTCAACTGCTGTGTTGCGGTCAAGGTTTGGTTCTTTGCTTAGCTTGGCATCCGCAAGTTTACGAACTGTCTTGTTGCCGGTGTAAAGCTCGGCCATAGTCTTGCTGTAGTTGCCGCCCAGTATTTCTTGCAAGCCAAAGTGACCAGCTATTTCGTGCGCTATGGTCAATGCCACATCATTAGCGTCTTGCAAGTTGTCAGCAACCAAGTACACAGTTTTAGTGTTTGGGTCATACAAGCCGGGAATCAAGCCAGTTTTCTCATCACGCTCAGCTTGTTCTCTGATTCTGTCTGGCAGACCAGACTCATTGGCTACAACTTTAATTGGGGGTTTAATAACCCAGTCCGCTGTGATGCGTTCAGCTAAGCGTTTAACGTCCTCGACGCTACTGCCGCCACCCGCCGTAGCAGTTCTGAACTTTGCCGCCTTAGCGTTAATACCGGATGGATAAAATTTTGTTTTTTGGTCAACGAACGCCTGCTCAAAAGCGTTAAGTGGTTTACCGCTTGCTCTTTTTTGAAGCAACGCATCCACGCGTTCTTTGTCTTGCTTGGTCAACTCTGCTTGGCCAATGCCTCTACCTGAATAAACAGTCTTCTCAGCTTTGCTCGCTTTTTGAACTTCTGAGCGCGTCAGCTTTTCGCCGCTGGTTGTTGGGGCGTTAGCACGCTTAGCGGCTTCAGCATTTTGTTCTTTCTGAAGGGCCGCAGCAACCGCTCTCTTTTGCGCGGGGCTTTTTCTAATCTCACCTTTTGATGGCCGCTCTTCAGGAATACGTACCTGATTATTGTTAATTTTTTCTTCAAGGATTTGTTCTTTTTGGTAGAACGCCGACAACTCTTTGATGTCCTGCGCCATACCTTTCCAAGTCACAGGTTTGGAGGTAAGTTCCGTGACGGCCTTGTCGTAAGCATTCTCTGCTTCTTCCAGCTTGGGAATTATTTCAGAACGTTCGTCCGCAGACTTAGCGTCTTTGTACTGTTTATCCAGCTTATTGCGTGCTTCCAACAAGCCTTGTACTTCTTTCATCCGCGCTTCTTCGGATGTCTTCTGTGATTCTTGCAGACGTTTTTCAATTGTTGTTATGCTGCTGCGGTAACCGCCAAGAACTTTAAGCGGGTTCTTCTTGATATCTACTTGCTCGGCCACAGACAGAACAGGTTTGCCCAAAGCCCTAGAAGCGCGTTTGGCTTCGGATATGGCAGGGTACTCTTGGCCTCTGGCCTCTTCGCCGTACATAGACTCAAGGCGCTTTTGATTTTCTTTACTAAGATCAATACGCTCTTGCACAGATTTGGCTTGAGCAATTGCCTCTGCTGTGCGTCTGGCACGGGCAGCTTCTTCTGTTTGCTTTGCCACAACTTTGCCAGCTTCGCTTTCAATAACACCAGCGGCACGTTGAGCATCCAGTAAGTTTTGTTTTGCTTCAGCAAGCGCTTCTTTTGATACGCGTTGGGGATTCAGCCTAGCCAAAGTAATCTTGGCGGCTTCTACTTTCATCTGCGCTTCAAGCGTATTCAGTGCACCGTTTAATTCTGCGGACTCGATAGACAAGTCATGTAATTTTGATTCAACGGTATTGAGATCTACCAAGAAAGGAAGTTCAACCGTATCCCCTAATGCGCGACCTTCATTTATCAGATCAGTGCGAAGCTTTTGCAGTTCATCCAAACGCCCTTGCAACTCCATGCGCTCAATAACACGGTCAGTCATGACAGCGCGAATCTGATTTATGTCCCTGCGTTGCTTACCGACATCGCGGTTTAGCTGGATAGTGCGTGCAGCATCTGAATAGTCAAGACGGATTTTCTCCATCTCTTTGGCTTTGGCTTCCAGTTCTTTAATCTTGACTTTTAGTTCAGCAAGCTTGGCTCGGTCAAGGGCTTCTTGGTCAGTACGCAAGGCTTTACGCAGCTTATTGACAAACGGGCTACGCATGAAACGCTCAAACGCTGCACGGTCAGGCTTGATGTAGCCAAGTTTCTTCTCTTCGTCGGGGAACAACCCAAGTTGACCAGCTTGCGCCTCGGCTGCGCCACGTTCTCTTGCTTCCAACAACGGTGTAATTTCTTCTTCCAAAGACAAGGGCTGTGCTTTTGCACTTGGGCCACGCAGTGTTTCTTTGGTAATGTCGGATACGCGCTTGCCAACTGCGGTTTCTCCGATAGGGAATCCTTGCAGTGTTGTTGGCTTCGGTGCACCTGCTCTGGCACGGCCTTCTTCGCCGCGCTCAATCTTGGCCAACTGCTTATCAAGCAGGGACAGCACGCCTTGGTTGTCTGTCCGTGGCAGTACGTTTTCAGCACGGCGCAAGAACGCATATGTGTCGTCAGTCAGTCCGGGCTGTGCAAGAGCGCTGGCAATACGCTGTGCAATATCTTCTGAGGTATTAGGTCGAACCGGCTCGCCTTGGCGTGCAAATAAACGGAACCCCTCACTTGGGGCTTTCTGAACTTTTGGCGGGGTAGTATCGACTTCAGGCGCGGTATAGATTAACTCGCCTTGATCTCCGGGCTTAGCGCCGCGCAGTGTTTGCTGCATCTGTCCCATTGCGGCTGAACCTTCTGGCCCAGCTTCGCCACCTTGAGTGGGGATCTCAATGCCCATTTCTGGGCCTTCACCTTTGCGGCCTGCGATCCGCTGTATACCTTGGATTTCTGGGCGGATCTTCTGTTGGTACTCTTCTTCCAGCGCTTTGCGACGTGCTTCTTGGGCAGCAGTTAATCGTGCTGCAAACTCAGGCTGTGTCTCAGATACCTGCTCTTTGGTCGCTCTGCCAAAATCAAGACGTAGTTGAGCTGGCGCGGCTGTTTTTGCCCTCTCTTGCAGCGCTTCAATCTCTGCAATAAGCTTGTCAGCTTTTACGGGGTCATAACCCTCGCCGCCTAAACTCTTAAGCTGTGCTTGCTTTTTCTCAATCTTGCCTGTGATGCCATCAAGTGACTCTGCCTTTTCATCAGGCCCTAATTTTTCAAGTTGGCTATTTATATAGTTTTGCTCAGTGGCAAGCATCTCTCTGCGTGGGCGCAGTTGTTTTATCAGGTCAATGTTGCCTTGCGCAGCCGCCTCAGACTCTTGGCGTTGATGGACATCCATCAACTGCGCCAACTCTTGCTGCTTTTGCATGAACTCAGAACGCTTGGCAGCTATATCTTCTGCTGGCTTTGGCGCTACATTTTCTGTCTCCATCGGCTCAAGGCCGGGGATTGTTTGCTGTACGCCGGGTTGCTGATTCATTGCCTGCAACTCAAGCGCAATAGCTTTTTGCTTGTCGTCTTCGGCTTTCTGTCTGTCAATATTTTCTTGCTGCTTCTTCAACTGAGCGCGGATACCAGCCGTTTGCTGGTAGTCGGCCATAGTCTGCTTGTACTCATCAGACTTTTTAAAGTTTTTAAGCGCAGTTTGCGCCGCATTTCGCGCTTCTATTCCAGCCAAATCGGTAGGGTCAACTTTGCTTTTGGCCTGTTCACGCAAAGTAGCAAACTGTTGTTGCAAGTCGTTGTACTTGGCTTCAGCTTCCAACGCAAACTCAGGTGACTCACGAAGTAATTTTTCTGCGGCAGCTTGTTCAGCAGTAGCGGCTTCCTGTGCGGCACGGTCTTTCTCTTCTTGCTCCATCGCCTCCATACGCTTCTTGCGTATGTCCAAGGCTTGCTCTTGTTCAACTTGTTGGCGTGCGCCGCCAACTTCAGACATCCTACCCACAGCACCGATTGGCCCAAGCAGTCCAGCTTGATATGCAGTTTCGCCGTATTCTTTTAACGCATCTGGGCTACTAAGGGGTAACCCTGCTTGCGCCCGTTGAATAATCTGCTGCGTAATTTCAGTAGGAAGCTCAAGTGCCGCGCCAGTCGCAGTACCTTTGGCAATTGTGGCCAGTATTCTTTCGTCAGCCAGCTTAGTGGCTTGTTCGGATGTACGACCGAGAAGCGTCTCAACAGGAAGGCCCGTCAGTTTGCTGACCAGTCTGCCGCCCAAGGGAATGAAGGTACTTGCGACATCAAGCGCGGTTTGGGGAGCGGCTGCTAGAGCAGCTTTACCTGTACTTACTTGTTGGCCTTCTGCTGCTTGGCGTTCTACGTTACCGCCCAACTGTTGCAAAAATGAGGGCGCAACTAAGCCGACACCACCACCAACAACTGAACCCACAGGCCCAAATGGTGAGCCTGCCAAAGCGCCCAGACGAGCGCCACCAACAGACGTAGCTAAGTTGGGTAACTGTTCTGAAATTGCGTAGGGTACTTGGCTGATGGCTTCGCCAGCCGCAGACAACAAACCTTTATCTGCGTAGGCTTGCTTAACTTTCTCGAGACTTACTTGGTCAGCATAGCGTTTGCCAATGTCTTCGCCGCGTTCTAAACCGGCCCTAGCTGCTTCTTCTCCAGAGCCAAGCAGTGAACCAAGACCCGAGCGTAGCTGGGAGAAAGTAGACTCCGCACCTTTTTCAAGGCCAGCAATCAAACCTTCCTTGGGTTTCTGTTGGGGTTGTTCGGCTAGATGTTGCTGAAGAAACGCGATGACTTGTTCATCAGAAGCGCCTTCAGGGCCCTGTACGTCGTAGATTCGCCCATCGGGGCCTTTAACGCTATATATGGGCATCGCTGCACATCCTAATTTTAACCGGGGCGTGACCCCACAACAGAAAATCCTCCGGCTGGGGCCGGAGTTCCCGCCGTCATTGTAGGCGTAATTCCATAAGATTGGTACGCTTCCATGCGATATTTATTTCGCATTTGTTCATACAAGTCGGGGGACTGAAGCAACGCCATTTTGTTGTTTTTAGCCCAAGCTTCTACAGCATCTAGCGCGGCTTTTTCTGCTAACGCCACGTTGTTTTTATCTTTGGCACCACGTTCATAAAAAGCAGCTTCGGCAAGCGCTTTCTTACCCATCGCTTTGCGATATTCAGATTCAGACATTCTGTTTTCGCGTTCGGATTTAGACTTTTCCTCCGCCTGTTGCATAGCCAGCGTACCCAATCCCGCTTCGCCAATATTGGTAAGCATGTTGGGAGACTTGCCCGCCATGAGTTGTAAGCCCAGTTGTAGCATCAGCCTGTTCATATCCAAGCCGCCTGTTTTTTCTTCGGGCGCGGCAGTAACAGTTTCTGGTGCAATTTCTGGTTTGGCTACTTGGACACCTTCCGTTTTGTTCTGTTGACCAATTTCAAACTGTCGGAAGGCAGAATTTAAGTCGGACACACCACCTTGAGGCGTTTCAAATTCAATTTCAGGCTCAGTAGGCGCTATTGCTGCCAGCCCTTCTCCGGTTTGCACAGCAGTTTTTGTGTCGGTAGCAGCACGGGCGCGGTTCATCAATCTGGCGGCTTCGTCAGATTCACGCAAGTATGAAGCTTGTTGCAAGCGCTCCGCCATACTTGGCAGCTTCGCGGTTTCTTGGGCTGTACGTGCCGCCGCTTGGCTGGCGACAAGTTGATCCGCTGCTTGGTTGGCCAAACGTGCTTTTTCCAAATTTGCCGCGCTTTGAACCGTAGCTTCCCCTGCTTGTGTGACGGGAATTACTTGACTGCCTTGTTCAAGGACTTGGGCAGGAGGTGTTAAGCGTGGGGGTAGCTGTGCAGTTTGTGCAAGTCTTGCCGCTTCAGTTTCGGCTCTGAGTGCGGCAATTTGTTTCTCCGTCATACCCGCAGCAGGTACGAACTTTTCGTATATTTTTTCGCCTAGAGCAGCAAGTCCAGAGGATTTTGCCGCTTTTGGTAGTGCTGTCACTGGTGCCAACGGCGTTGGAGCCATTAGCGTATTGGAGATATTGCGCTGTGTTTCTTGCGATAAACCCAGTCTGTCAGCGAGATTGCCAAAGAACGTACTCTCATCTCTTGCTGCGGGAGCCTGCACAGATTGACCGGGGATTTGATTGATAGCGTTGTTACCGGTTAACGCAGTAATACCCGCATCTCTAGTAGGAGGTGCTTGCACAGATTGACTGGGGATTTGATTTATGGCGGGGTTAGTAGCGGCGGCTGTTGCAGTGCCAACAAAAGGAATCATAGAAGGCATACGTGCAGCTACTTGTTTCCCGTACTGAAAGGTTGTTTGTCCCTTATCTTCAGCAGAAGCAACGGCCTCCCCCTTTTGCGCTTTAGCAAGTCCTCCCGGGCCACCATAATAGTAAGCACCTGCTAACACAGGGTCTCCGCCTGATTTCTGCCAGCCTGTTGAAGCGTAACGAATGCCAGCCCGCATGTTTTCAAACGGATCAGCGCGGTCTTTTAATTCGGCGCCCTTACTTGAAACGTCCGTCCAAGCACCTTTAGTAACTTGCATAGGCCCCATTGCACCGGACTTATCGCGGGTGGGGGCGTTCAACGCTTGATCGGATTCTTGTGCATGAACAGATTTTAAAAATGCGCGTTGTGCGGGATCTTTAATGCCTTCAGCATCAAGCGCTTTTTCAAACATTTCGGGGCCGCCCTCAAATTGATACCCCTTCAACTGTTTATATTTTTTCTTTACGCCGGTAAACACGCCCTCAGCATACCCCGGTACTTCACCGCCATCATCAAACGCAACAATGCCGCCACCTGCCATGTTTTGCATATTGGGTGCGGGGAGCATAGCGATGCCTTGATCTTCGGGCATGGGCTGAGCCATCTCTTGCAAGTTCTGGTCAACTACCTTGGGCGCTGGGGGCGCTTGGGTGTTCTGCGCAGCACGCATTTGCTTACGGGTATTTGATTCTTGGAACGCCATAGGGAAGATGTACGGGTCGTTCTTGTGCATCTGGGCGTACTGAATCAACTGCTGATCCGGCATCATGCGCAACTGCGCCATGAGCTTGCTGGGGTTCGGTGCTGTGGGGTTTGAGATTGGGGCAACCATGATTGTTCCTTATTGCATTTTCAGCAGTGCCAACTCAGCTAATCCGGCGGGGCGTTTCTTTTCTTTGATTCGACCACCTTTGGCTTTACCTATGCCTGCAATACCAGCGGCAGTCAGACCCAAACCTCCAAGCTGTGAAAGTGGGTTAGGCTGGGCTTGATAGCCTTGCACGGTAGTTGACTGCATAGGCATACCACGCAACAAGTTGCTCATGTTGCTCAACTGCATCATGGGGTACTGCTGCGCCGTAGCGTAGTTCTGAATCTGCTGGTTTAGGATTGCTTGTTGTTGCTGTTGTTGTTGTGAACCCATCTGGTTCTGCAACTTGTTGATGTCCATACCCTGTTGGAACTCTTGACCACCTAACTGACCAAGTTGGCTTGCACCTTGTAAAGCGGTTTGGAGCCCCTGCATACCAAGACCCGCGCCGTATTGACGAGATTGCTCGCCTAATTGCTGGCCTTGCATACGTAAACCAGCGCCATACTGACGAGATTGCTCGCCCGTTTGCTGGGCTTGCATACGACGAGCTTGGTCGGCATTGAATTGCTGCTGAGCCTGTTGAAACGCGGCATTCGAGCCTTGGGCCTGAATGTCCCCCATCTGCTGACCAAGATTACGCTCACGCTCTGCACGCATGATGGCATCGCGACCGCCACCAAAAGCACCGGCTTGGGTGGCTTGGGCTTGTTGTTGTGTACCTTGAATCGCAGACTGCCTAGCGGCTTCACGTTTACCAATATCAGTAACACTTTGCTGATAGGGGTTCATGTAAAAGTCGGCTGCACCCTGATTAAACGTACCACCAGAGAACCTCCCGGGTTGGTAACTAGCAGCAGCAGAGAATTCTCCGGGCCTATAGTTAGTACCTAAACCGCCTATACCTGCGGCAAGGGCTAAGTCCGTGGCAGTTCCCAGTTGTTGGGACGGCTGCATGTTAGCAGCGCCCTGAAACGACTGTTCTTGCAGAGGAGAGAACCCCGCAAAATACTTGCTGGGGTCTTCACTAAAAGGTTTGTAACCTTTCAGGCCTTTTGGCACCATAGCGCCTTCCGTCCCCGGTATTAATCTTTTTTCAGTTCCAATTTGTACTCCGGGTGTACTACCACGATACCCGGTTGCCGGGCCATAGATAGGAACATCCTCGTATTGAGCTTCTGATGGCCCATATTCAAAAAGCTCCTGTTGTGCCGAGCCCAACATGGTCTCTACATAGGGGCGTGCATATTCAGGGATGTTTGTGTTGTATGAAGTGCTTGTTTGCGACCCCCCACCACCACCGCTGTCGCCTCCGCCGCCCATGTACCCGCTCAAAGGCAAAAGCTTGCGTCTCATGTCTAATATATTCATATCTTCACCTCTACTATTGCATAGCGTTCTACGAAGCCAAATTTCTTTGCAAACCTTGCCATGACAGGTCTCACGGCACCTTGAATTTTAGTGGCCCCAAAGCCTTTTAAAACAACCTTTAACTTTTCCAGCATGTCGTCGCTGGTAATCAAGTTCCCACCCATTGCGGTAACAAACGCTACCCGATCATTTGGGTAGTTTGAAAAAGTCACGGTAGCTGCGCCATGAACGTGGTTGTTCTCATCAACTGCTACCAACAGCGTCCACAAGTTTTTTGCCAAATAAACTTTTATCTGGTCTACGTTGTAGTCGCCGCCCCCAAACTTTTCAGACGAAGCTATGTGCGCCTCAACAAGCGGCCAAGCTTGCGCTACATACTCAACGGGGATGTGCTGAATAATCACCCCAGCCTCACAACGGAATCCGCATCACCTGATGCGTTACTTTCAAACCAAGCTTCTCGTACATGTTTACCAAAGTGCCCTTAGCCCAAAGCTGCGCAGTTGTTGCACCTTGCAAACGCATCCACTTATACAGTTCTTCAATAACATGTGGGCGCACAATACCTTTGCCACCCATCAAGTTCCCATGCGCCACACGCTCAAGGGGGTAATCCATAAGATCGACCACTGCCGCACCAGTAATGCCTTCGCCCGGCTCGTCCCACACCAACAAGAACGTACGCCCTGTGCGTATTGCATACTCGACCAGTTCTATTTTATTCAGGTCAGGATCAAGGTCAATTGCTTTCTGTATCAAAGGCGCAGCAATAGGCCACACTTGTGGCAACTCGTTTGGGCGAATTTGGTAAAGTGGCATGGTTAGGCTAAGTACTTATCTGCTTTGATCTGCTTGCCTTGTTTCTTGCTGCCTGTACGGGCTTGACGAACTCTGTCCATCATCTTGTACAACTGTTTAGCGCCTGCTTCAGACGAGCCATTACCGAGGTGAGAAACCACATCGGCAGGAATCACGAACTCTTCATTGGCTAAACGGGCAGGTTGCTTTCCCGCAATAGTGGCGGGGATATTGTCAGACATACCATCACCGGGCCCTTTGAGCATACGACCACCCTTAGCATAGTCCGAATATCCACCCAAATCAGCAATACCGCCTTGAGCGTAACGTGGTTTGTAAGGGGTTGGGGAATTAAGTTTCTGCGGGGTATATCGAGCGGGGTCGTACTGAAACTTGCTTAACGGGCCCTCGTACGGTGTTGCACCCTCGGGTTCTTTTTTCTTTTTCAGCATCCCCATGATAGTGGGCGCAGCAAGACTAGCAACACCGCCGTACAGCAGCTTGTCTTTTGGCTTCATTTCGCTGAAATCTTTGTAAAGTCCTTTAAATACGTCTCCCAACCCACCCAAAGGACTGCCTTGCGGGTTAATTTGTGGGTATTTCTTAGCCACTTCGGCTAATACGTCGTTGTCAAGTCGTAGCTGTTCTAATTTTTCGGGGGTGAGTTCTGGTACAGCTTGTTGTAGTACATTGGGATCTAACATATCGGGCGTAACGCCGCTGTTTACTAAATTGTTTGTCGCATACGCAGTTTCGATACCGGGGCCTGCGGTGGGAATACCACTTGTAATTTGTGCTATTTGCTCAGGAGCCAGCGTTTCTAAAGCAGTAGCATTAAGCCCCTCAAACATTGCTGGTCTTAGTGTATTTTGAAGTTGCCCCAAAACCTCGGGGCTGGTTGTAGCCAACTGCTCAACCAGAGTAGGGACTCCCCCACTTAACGCCCCAGTTGCTGCCGTTCCTACCTCATACATTCCCGGTATTGCGCTGGCCAACGACCCTAAACCTGCTGGTACTGCCGACATAGCGCCTGCAATTTCAGGAGTGAATGCCGCCAAGTTTGCCCCCGCAAGGGCGTTAGAAGCCATGACTTCGGAAGCAAGTGCAGTTGTGCCTAATTCTGCGGCGGCGGCTTCGGCAACAACGGGTTCAAATCCAGACATATTTACCTCGTATAAAAGGGGTGGTTGATATTATCATGGGGCTACCTTTAACACAAACGTTGTTGTGTCGTAGTAAACATCCCCAGTCTTAAGACTGCCCGCTGCTTGGTCAACCTGTGTTGGAAGACTAATCCGTAAGGTTCCGGGAGTCGTTGGGTCTGGCTGGCTAAAACTGAGCGCAGTAACAATCTTGTTGTTTACAATTTCCGTGGAGGCAAGAATAGAGCCGGGATTGTCTAGTTGGTTAAAGTACAGGCGTATAGAACCAAGCAACGCCTCCATGTACTGCGGATCGTATTCATCCGGCGGGTTGGCTAAACGCGGTGCGCGAAATAGGGGGTTGCTCATTTTTTACCTTCTTCCGTCCGGACGCACATCAATGGATGGCACGCCAAGCTGCCACCGCACGCCAAGCCCATCAGAACTAACTTTAAACGCCATTTGCCTGCCACGAACCCGTGTGTAGATGATCTGTGTAAACTGCTGCACGTTGTAGTTTTGCTGACCCTGATAGTTCTGGGTGCTTGTCACTGCGGGAGTTAGGGCTGTGCTGTAGTTTGCGCCGGGGTTTTGTCGTGGTCGCGTGGTGAAGGTAACCGACGGATTATTAACATACGAGCCATCAAACGTAATATCTGGGACTATCCTCCAAACAAAACCGTAGTTATGCCCGTCACCAATATTAAAGTCAGCGGATTGTATATACGAACTGATTGGCAGGGGCGGGTTGGTCGTACCGTCGTCTACCCCAACTTCATGGTACACAATCTGGTTAGTGTAGGTTGCCGCCAAAGGTTGAATTCGTAGTGGACTGTCCAACCATGCAGTACGAGCCAAATTTCCGTAAGACCAAACTTTTTCAAGATAGTTGTATATAACATACCTATCAACCGTCGTGGAGTCTGCGGAACAGTAGTACCACCAGACCTCATTGTATCCCTCGTTAGTCCCAGCAAAAACCTGAAACGCTTGAGATAAATTAATGTTGCCGTAAATATATTGACGAAGAGGGCAATACAGCGTTTCTACCCGACCAGAGTATGAGTAGAACTTGTCTACGCCCATCCAGTAAACGACATTACTTGCCGTTGCCGTTGCGTTAGGGCTGATAATGGACAAGTTGTCCGCAAGCAATTGGAACCCCCACACATACGGTGGGCCAAGATACTGCATGGAATAAATAGCAGCGTCCGTCCAGACCAAAATCTCTTGCCTAGCCTGCAAAGCGGAAATAATCTGGGAACCGTGACTTAATGTGTAGCTGCCTGCTTGGTTGGTAACAGCAGGTGTCCACTGCGTAAAGTCTTCTTGGTCTGACCAGCGCACCAACATAGGGTTCTGTACGGCGGAGCCGTAGTCGTTTACACCAAAGGCAAGCACAAAACGTGAAGCGTCCGACACCGTGACATAGTTACAAATGTCTGGGGTATCTCCGGTAGTGAGTAAGGATCCACGATCATAAATGTTTGGATTGGCGTTGACTTGCCAGTAATATAGGCCACCGCCACGGGGGTTAAAGATTAAATTTTCGCCGTAGTTAGACTGACTCCAAAGGCGAAGCTGTGTACCAATACCGATACCGGAAGGGGCGGGGGAGCCCCAGCCTGTGTTTGCAAAGCCGGTAGTTATACCACCCCAACCGCCAGCGCCCCAACCCACGTTGCCTGTGTAAACCTCAGAGCCGGTTGTAATTTGATACCTGCCTATGGTAGACGCGCCGCCATTGCCGACATCCGAAGCGTTTGCCGCAACAGAGGAAGTGATCGTGTAGCTGTTATTGCTGATAACAGATGCCACTCGGTATTCTCTATTAAGTACAGCGGCTGTAATTGCCCCGCCAAGACTGACTGCGCCACTGTAAGTAACAAAATCCCCAGCCTGCGCTCCGTGCGCGGTATCGGCAACCGTCAAAGTGGTTGAGCCGTTTGTAGCTGCAAAAGTTACGTCACCAGCAGCGGTAGTGAGTCGAATAGGTGTGATGTCGTGGAACGTGCCGCCAGTATCACTTTGAATATAAAACTTGAGATTGGTTCCAACACCCAACAAATTGTAGCTAGACAGCGTGATCCAATTCCACAAAGACCGCGCAACACCCCAGTAGGAGCCCACAGGCGGAGCTAGTACAGCATTAGATGTGCCAGTGTCCGCAACCCAGCCGCCAATCTTTTCTGGAAAGCCCGAACGGAAGCGAACCTTATCCATTTCAAAGTACGTACCCTCGTTAGCGAGCGTAGTTGACTCCCGGTTTACACCGGGGCGAAACTGGAGTTTTTGTAGTGGCATAGTTTATTGAGATTCAAGCGCGGTAATACGTGCTGCTTGTACATCAACCAGTGCTTTAAGCTCTTGAATTGCTGCGGTCAATGTGGCAACTAAATAGCGGGGGTCAACACCTTGAGGCTTAATAGCTCCGTCTTCATTGACAGCATCTTTTTCGCCGCTGACACACTGTGGAACTACCTCCTGCAATTCATGGGCTATAAAGCCTTGACTCTCTGAGTCGTTATTTTTCCATTTAAATGTGCAGGGTTTAAGTAGCGCTACTTTCTCCAACGCACCAGTCATCGGTGCAATTGAGTGCTTCAGGCGATAATCTGAGAGATTGTTAAATGTGACTTCGTTTAAGGCGGGTCTCATAAAAATAGACCCTAATGGAGTACCAGAAGCATTTAAAAAAATCATGCAATTAGTCTCGTCTGACGTTGACGTTTTCATCACAAAGCCAGACTGTACCGCCCCGCTAAACAAGAGATTACCTTTTGCGCCGTATCCAACGCCAAGTGAGCCAGCCGTATTTACAAACAACTCGTTCATAAACATAGCGCTACCACCACTGCTTATATTGCCAGTAGTAGTTAAATTACCTGCTATGGTTTGACCACCGGCAGTGGTGACAATGCCAGCGCCCACCAAAGAAGACGAGCCTGTACCGCCGTTAGCTACAGCCAGTGTGCCCACTACGCTACTCAAATTTACGTTTGTCAATGTTCCGCCAAGTGTCAAATTACCAGAAGTGGTAACCGTGCCAGTTAACGTAAGTCCATTGACACTGCCCGCTCCACTAACACTAGTCACTGTGCCTGAGCCGGGAGAAGGCAAGCTAAGAGTACTAAAATTGGTTGCGTTAGTAAAAACCATTGTTTTGTTGCCTGCGGCTATTGCGACCCCTGTGCCTGCTGCGGTTGTGTTGCCTAGCACCGTAGAGTTATAAATCGTCGCTGTGTAGGCGGTATTGTTATAAATGATATAAGTCTTCTCCTGCGGCGGAGCGTAGACGGCAAAGTTGGCTGTAGTTGTGGTGGTCAGTTCAATGACAGCATTTCGAGATTCGTCGGCAGCACCGTCCAGCGCAGTAAAGGCTTGGTTTGCCGAAGTGACGGACACAGTTGTATACCCAGCAATGGCTTGATCGAGCAGTGTGCCAAGATTGGTGTTGGTTGTGGTGTTCCACGTACCAGCTTGTTCGCCGGGGCCAATCAATTCAAGTCGCAGTGAAGGGGAGTAGGTACTTGGCATAGGTGTCCTTTAGTTCAGTGTATTTTTAACCGACGTTGCGTTCAAAGTGAGGGCAATCCACCAGCGACTTGAAGTTGCCACCCCAACGGTTCTTGGGGTGCAAGGTTTCCCAGTAAGCACCCAACGGCGCAAGAATGCCTTTGTCCCAGATTATCTTCCCATCTTTAAAGAAGTTCAGGTCTACGGCACAGCGCTTCAGATGGATGGAATTCATGGTCTTGGAACGCCCCGTCTTAAAGTAAATGGCTTGCTGTTCGGGCGTACGGGCAAGTTCCCCGCCGGTCACCACGAATCCTTGGTCTGTAGCATATTGGATTAGCTTGCACATGTCCAGCAAAAATGCAGCTTGTTCGGTACTTAAACTCATTTTTTGGCTTTCATATCAGCTAGTTTTTCAATCGTGCGCCCACCAAAGTATGCGCCCATTATCAGCATCCCCCAGTTACCCAGCAAGGTGACGTAGGACTCATTGGCGTTGTATCCATAGGCAGACATCATGGCAAACAAGAAATAGCCTAGAAAAATGGCAATCAGGCTCATGGGGCGAATGTTCTTGGACAGCCAAGAATCACTGTTCATGTCCGACTGCCAGCGGTCTGTGACGTTGTCGTCTTCATTCTGCGCGGCTTTGGCAAACAGTTCCAGCTCGGCTAACTCCATTTTAGCCTTCTCAATACCTAACTCAAGTAGGCGTTCCTCATGCTCAAACTGAAGCTGGCGCAGGTTGCTGACATCTTCTGCGGTTGGGTTGTCGGGTATCGTTACGCCCAAAGTTTTTTCAACAACTTCCTTGCCCTTGGCTTGGATAGCGCTTGACAGCAGGGTAAGGCCGTTTTGAGCTAGGCTACCTAGAAGGGATGCGACTATTGGAATCATTTATCTTCCTTTTTGAATGTGGTTTTCATTCCCGCCCTGTCTTCCAAAATGGCGATATGTAAGCGGTTGACCTGAATATCATCCCTGTTCTTTTGGATTTCTTTTTCCAAGTCTTGTCTTAACTTTTCCCTAGCCAACTCAGCGCCTGTGTTACTTGCTTGCTTGTTGTCTGAAGTCACCACCAAGCTGATTTTGCTGTTGAGGATGGTCACCTCATGGGATAAATTGGACAGGGCCGACATAAGGTAAACGACGCAAGAAAACAATAAAGGCAACAAAGCAAAGGTAATCTTTTCAACAAAAGCGCTCTTTGTTTCCATAGCATGGATTTTTTCTTCACTCATTTTTTACCTCACGTTTCTGTTGCTCAAGTTCTCTACGCAGTTTTTCCATCTTTTCCATTTGTATCTTGGCCTCGTGCTTTGTCTGCACAACATCCACGTACAACATCCCAAGGAGTGGGAGCATTAACACCACAAGAATACACGCTGCTATCCAGCCCACAACTATCTCCCAATCCTGTGCAATAGGCCGAGGAGCAACCACATATATAGGAGGAATAGGAAAGTCGCCAGCAGATACGCCTGCCTTTCTCTTAGGAGCCGCTCCTCTTCCTTGCGTTGCCATGACTCATCATCCCGCTTCTTCCTTGCCTTGTCCTGCTCTATCTTGATGACATCCCGCATATCAAACACTTTTGAGTACAAGGCTCCCATTTCTTTAGGAGCGCCGTATACCATCGCCTCTCTTATCTCCGTCTCCAACAGCGCCATCTGGTCTTGAGCCATTACCCGCTTCAGGGCGGCTTCCATTAGGTTAGCGTCGGGGTCGTAGACAGTTTTGCTCTTCTCTTCCTCTTCCCTTATGTGCTCGGCAAGCTGCTCTTGTAGCTTAAAGAATGTTGAAAGCTGAGTAACGATGTCTGCCATGACTTGGGTTTCGTCAACGGCAACGTAGGCTTCCTTCTTTTTCGCCACAGGCTTGGGGCTTGCGTCGG